ATGAAGCATTTGCTGAATATCCTTGCTGGGGTGGGCTCCGCAATGAATGCGTTTGGTACCTTGCCGCAATACGATGTCCCGAAGCGCGGTGATCGTGCCCGTGACCTAGCATTGATCAGAAAAGATTTCGGCGTCGTGACGGGACGCATAGAAACGCACGCCAGCAAGGCGCTTGCAGGAAAATATGGGACAACACACGACGGCGCAGGTAAAAAGTAAAGACGCAAGTCTTACCGTATCCCAGCATGAGACGGATGCCCCGATCCTGCCGATGGCGCAGATTGAGAAGCTGATCGAGATTCTGCCCAATAGAGTCGACTGGGTTTTTGCGGAGGCGACCCAGGAGGGTGATTTCAGGCGATCTGAGACTCGGCGCGTGAATACACTAGTGTTTGTGGAGAGGCTCACCAGTATGCTATCCGGGCTGATTATAGGCGCGCTCGCCTTGGTCACATCGGGATATCTGGCGGTCCAGGGGCACGATGCAGTCGCCGGCATCATTGGCGGAACAACAGTTGTCGGCTTGGTCTCCGCGTTTGTCATCGGTCAGAAAAAACAAGCCATGCAACAAAATAGCCGATCACTGCCAAAGAAGTAGTTGAAACCGACCCTCGAAGCCAAACAGAAAGCCCCACATCCGCGGGGCTTTTTCTTTTCAACCTTTTTCTGTTTCGCCCATCAAGCCCGCACAGGATGAGTCGTCGGCATGTGGTGAGTCTCGGCCTCGGCTCCGTGATAGATCACCATGTGATGGTGCATCGCATGACTCATCGCCACCAGCAATCGCATCGTCGCCGCCTGCGCGTCGACCATTTCCTCGAGGAGCGTGTACATGCAGCACTCGAGCTGGTTTTCTGGCGTGCAGGTATCGCGCATGGACTCCAGGGCATGCGCGGCGGATTCCATGTCGTGACAGGCCGATTCCACATGCCCGGCATGGTGCATCATTGCGTCAAGTTTGGCTTTCATTTCCGATGTCCTTGTATGGGTGATATGGCTCTTCGCTGCCGAAGTCCGGTTGCGCGGTCTCGGCGGCGGATTGTTTGATGTCTGATTCGGTGACTGGCTGTGGGGCCGATTGCTCCTGGATCACCTTCAGCAGCTTGGGCGCCGTGTACTTCACGCCATCGAAAAGAACCTGCGTGATCGGATGCATGACGAGATCCATGAAGCTCATGACAGACCTCGCTCGGCAAGTCGCCGGATGACCGGATCACCGAAAATCCGGATGCCGTTAGCCGCGCCGTATCTGGCGAGCACGTCGGGGAGCGAATCGCAGATTTCCGCGACAAACTTCCCATCGGAGCCCATCTTCGCTTTAACTCTGTTCCAGCTCGACATCCATTGCTCGTGGCTGGGAAGATTCGGGTCTTTCAGGCGTGCGGCGCGTAGCAGCATGCCGAACATCGGGGAACTGAACTGGGCATCCATGAACGCCCTCAATTCAATCACCGCTGCATAGGCTTCTTCGCGCTTCCGCTTCTGGGGCAAATCCGACGTCGCCAGACCCCGCAATTTTACGATTGCGGGACATGAAAACGCCCCCCGTGCTGCGTCCAGCATAGAGGGCATCATGTCAGCAGCTCCGACCTTCGCCGACAAGCAGGCCGGTCGGTGCCGGCTGCAGCGAGATGTGCTCGACCTCGCATTCGCCGCGGCCGCGACGGCGGCCGTGATCGCGGTCGCACGGATTCTCGTAGACGATGGAGAAATCGCGGAACCCGTGCTCGTCGCCATGACGGATAACGGTGTTTGCAGCCTCCTTGGAGGTGCAGATCGCCACGTCGAAACCGTGTGTCATGGCTACGGCCAGCGCATCCAGCTTATCCAGGGTGGCGCGCGTGTTGAGGTACGTGTCTTCCTGGCGAACTGCGGCGGCGCCACGCGCAGTCGCTGCCGCGACCACTTCGGCGTTCGAGAGGCCAGTGCGATCGCGGATCGTGTCGTTGACGTGATCGTGGCGGCCGTTCAGGAAGAAGCCGATACCGAAGATGATGAAGACGAGGAACAGGAACGCGATGCCGCCGGCGACCCAGCCACCGACTCGCGTATCGTCATCGTAACCGCGGCGCCCGTAGTTGCCGCTATCGATGAAGGAATACTCTTTGTTTACGCTCGGGACAATCATTGCAGAACTCCGATAGGAATCTGACAACTTTGCCCTTCACGTTGCTTTAGGCTTGGGGATTGCGCAAGGTGCGCTATGAGTGGATTTTAGGACATTTCCTATTGCAACGGTGTTTCTCGTCTTGCACTTGTGGCATTTGATTTCGACGGTTCCATCCGCACGACAGAGGAAGCGACCACAGTGGCTACAGCGGATGACCTGCAATTCGTTTTCCGACATACGTCACCTGTTTGTGTGGGCGCTTCGTCCGCGTGCGGCGTGCTGCTATTGGGCAGCGGATTGCATGGCTGTCGCCTGACCCGAAGATGTGGTCACCGTGCCCGGCGACACGGCGAACTGCGTAACCTGCCGCGTCTGGCTCGCCGCCTCGCTCGTCGTGCCGAAAAGGAAGCTCGTTACCTTGTCGCTTTCCTTCAGGAAGTACATCACGAGGCCGCCGGCCGTGGCCGCGATCACCGGGTCGCGCAGCGTACCGTCTGCGAACCCGAGCAGCACGAGAAACACGACGCCGATCGTCGCAATCACAATTGCGCATCCGAGCGCCGGTCGCATCCAGTCGCCCGGTTGCTTTGCGGCAAGCTGACGCGCACTGTCGCGGTCGGCCGCGTCTGACTGGATCTGCGCCGTGCGCTGTGCATCGGCGGCTGTCTGCGCGACCAATTCGGCCTGCCTCTGCTGAAGCGCATACGAGGCGAGCAGCGTCTGATTCGCCAATTCGGCCTCGCGCAACTTTTCGAGCAGCGCTGGATCGGCGCCGATCGCGGCGGCGGCTGCGGCAGGATCGTCAGATGGAGTGCCGGTGACCGACGAAATGATGGCACCTACCGCGCCGCCGGCAATTGTGCCGATCGGTCCAAGCAATGAGCCGAGCAGTGGCGCCGCCTTCGCGATGGTTGGTGCGAGCTCAGACCAATTCATGCGATCGCTCCCAGTGCGCGGTTCAGTTGCCAACCGTATTCAAAAGTCTGCTGGCTGGGATTCTTTTCCGCGATCTCGACATAGCGCACCGAGTGCATCGATGCGACCATGCCGACCAGCACTCGATGCCCGTCGGCGCCGCGCTGTGCGTAGAATGCTTTCAGCGCAGCGAGGGTCATCGGCCCGATGCCGCCATCAACCATAATGTCCGGAAAGACCTTGCCCTGCTGATTCAGCACGTTCAGTGCGCGCTGCATGAACTGAACGCCGGTGGGCGGCCCCATGTTCACGCCAATATCGAGCAGCTTGGCGGCGAGCGTCGCATCGATCGCATCGATCTGATCGAATTTCGGCGTCAACCAGTACTTCGTGCGATAGATCGCGAGCGCGGTATCGCGCGACATCTGATTCATCAGGCCCACATATTCATGCGCCCGAGCCTCTGCCGCTGTGATGCCCCACATCGTCCCCTCGAGCTTGCCGAGATACCAGTTCCCCTTGTCGTTTGGATCGCACGAAAATCCGCCCTCGCGGCCGATCACACCATCGATGTATTTTTCGAAATTGTCCACTTTAACTCCCATGACAAAACCTATTTTCGCGATTTCACTAGTCGCGCCGCCTGCAAAAAGATCTCTACGTTTCCGCCAGTGCAGTACACCGCGTACATCACCAGCACATTGACCAGCAGCTCGGATGGTTCGACCGGCGTCCAGTACCATCCCGCCCATACGCGCACCGCTATCGTCGCGTAGGTTGCTGCGATCGCATACCTCAGTAGCCGCGGCAGCAGGATCGCTGCAGCCACCACTATCCATTCCTTCAGATATCGAAGTAATCTGTGCATCAAACCTGCCAGCTCGATGCTCCTTTTATATCTGGGTAGCTGGATCGCTGGCTCGGCATACTCGGTCGCCATCGGATCCGGGAAAACCACGCGCCAGACAATCCATACTGAAACAAGCCCGGTGATGACAAGTAGTACGCAGTCGAGCAGCCCGTGCGCGTTGAGGTAGCCTTCCAGATCAATCGTCTTCATGATTTTTTCTCCCTGGTAGTTTGTCGAGAGCCCATGTCCGCACCTGATCAAGCGTCGGCTGTATGTTGCGCTCAGCCCAATCAAGCACCAGTACCGCAAGAGTGACCACTGACGCGGATGACATAAATCCCACCGCCCACGTCGAAGCGTTCGGGTACAGATTGAGAGCCCATGATGTGATGTGATAGCCGCCGATGAGCGAGATCGCAAAATAAATGCACTTACGCAACCTCGACGGCTCATGCGTGCGCATCAGATAGACAAGCGAGCCGCAGACGACACCCAGCGCCACGCCGCGATTTGGCAGCACACGCAGCGCAGTCATGGCCGCACCGCTCGCTATAATGGCAAGCGCGGTCAGTACTGAGGATGAAACGGGTTCTGCCATGTACACCTCAAAAAGTCATTTAAGTTAGGACTTAGGCAGCACATACTGCACACGGCATCGACACTGAATGACGTTTTCCGCACTTCCATCTGGGTCGCGCGGATAGCGCAGCCTCCCAAGCGAATTGCTGAAGTACTCACCAAATCTCACTTCATCACCATGCAGTTCTTCATGCACTGGACGCTCGCGGCCATCCTCGGTCGTGACCCATCGCTTGATGATGTTTGGGCTGATGTGGCCGTCGGCAATAGCCTTGCCAATAGCCTCATCCTGAGCCACCGACACCGCCGTCAGACTCTCGGTTCGGGCAATGACCTGGCTGCGATACTTGATCCATCGCGAGCGATACTGGCTCACGAGTTTGTCAATGCGCTCCTTTGAAAGCGGGGCATTCTCTGCTATCGCGCGCTCGATAGAGCTGTCTGACCGCTTGTCTCTAAGCGCTCTGAGAAGGGCATTGCGATCGAGATTTTCCAAGTTGGTCCGGTAGTTCGCGACAAACGATTCCTGCTGGGTCGTAAGCCCGATAGACTCCCGAAAATCGCGCGCGATTTCGAGCGGCGGCCGCCCGGCCGACATCGCCGTGTCGACGGCCTGTCTTACCGCCGATGCAGACTCAACCGATATCTGGTCTATCCGCTCCGCGATCACAGCATCCACGCTGGCGGAGCGCGGCATAGCTGTAATGTAGGCCGGCGTCGTGACTGCACTCGATGGAATGATGGCGATCGCGACGCGGCCCGACTCAATCATTGCTGCCTGCATCACCGGCATCAGTCGCTGACTGATCGTGATGTTGAACTGGTCCAGAAGTCGATAGATGCCGCTCACGCCTTCGGTCGCGAGGATACGCGCCAGATCGTTCTCGCTCACCATGCCGCGCAATGCATCCCAAGAATCCATCAGCGCCCGCTGAATCTGGAGGTCGTATTTCCGTGCAAGATCGGGATATGGGTCGCGACTCATTGCGGCGCATCCGTTGGCAGGGCTGGCAAATCGTCATCGCTCAAGCCGTCCTTGCGCTTCGGCAGACCCATTGAGGTTCGTATCTCGTTGTCCAGCTCAACATCAGGGCCACCGATCACCCCAGCATTAGCCAGCGATGCAACGTCCGCAGCAAGTGCGGCAATCGATTCCTTGGTAACATCCCCCGGCTCAAGCATGGGTTTCATCTGTGGCGGAAAATTATTCAACTCCCACAACCGGCTGACAATCTGTGTGTTGACGGTAGCCTTAATCATCGTGAGCCACCCCGATATCGCACGCATGAAAAGCTGGGACCGATCTTCCCCTAGCGATTTGTTGCCACCAGTTCCCTGGGAACCGAAAAACAGAAAATCGGCAAGCAGCGCACGCGCCATTCCTGAGTCATGCCGCTTGATAGCCCGGTCGACGTCGACGGCATTTGTCTGGCCCGGACTCGTGAGCTTAAGTTCGACCGCCCGATTGTTTGTGTTCGTTACTTCTCCATCCTTGCCGATATTCTTTACAAAATCCGCGTAGATAACAGCGCCCGACTGACTATTCATACGGATATTTTTGGCCAGGTCCTCGTAGGATTTGCACAGCGCGGCCGCATTACGCGCATCTTCCGTTGGCATACCCTTGTCGTCGACTTTGAGGCTGTCCGTTTTGAGGCTCGCCGGGACATAGATGACCGGGAAACCCGTACCGCGCTCAGCGAGGATGCTCTCGATTTCCACCAGCTTTCGCTTGTAGAAAAACGGCCTGTAACTCGTCCTCAGGCAGCTCATGCCCTCGGGATTCCCGCGGTTCGGTGCGACCACGAAATGCAGTGCGCGATCCAGCGGAATATAGAACGTGCCGGCGGACGGGACGAGTTGATGCAGGCCCAGCACGCGCCCTGAGTTGTTCGGCTCCATTTCCCATCGCATCAGGGAATCCTGTGCGATCAGCATGAACTGGTCGATGCCGATCGAGCCGTCGTTCAGCTTTTTCAGTACGGCATCAAAGTATGACCATCCCCATTCAACACAAGTCAGCACGTTCTGCACGAAGTCAGTCCAGCTTTTCTCGATATAGCCACTACCCATCTCGGTGAACAGCGCATTGTCGAGCCACGCCGAGTATTTCTTTTCTTTGTCGGACATTGCTGGTTCAACGCGCCAGTCGACTGTCCGAAACAATGTGCGAATTGCAAACAGCACACCCCCAATGGTCTCATCGTTGTAGATCATCGAGTTGATCGTACGTTTCTTGTTCTCCCCGACCCATGCAGGCAAAAAGTCATCCGAGGTGTAGCCTGAGTCACCCCCCCGGCCATACCCGAATACCCCTGATGGTTTGTAGAGATTTTCTTGCATTCGTTTGTGTCTTCGAAAAGTTAGGTAGCGTAGTCTGGCGTCGCGATGCCGACAGCCGGATACACCTTCGATTTTTCTGGCGGCATCGCAACGTTTCCTCGCAACCCGATACGAACTGCGTCCGCCAGGTTGTCGGCGAAGTCATCGTGCGCATGCGTGTCGTTGCTTGTGATGTCCATCAGCTCCGATACAAATTCGGTCAGCAAGGGATGATCCATTGGGAACAGCACACGATTCGCAGCCATGTGTGGAGTCGTATCGTTGTACCGCTCGATCTTGGAATCCCCTGATCCACGGCTCACTGGCAATACCGGAAACGGCAGAGAAGTTCTTACTGTCTGGATTAGGCCGGTTCCGCTCGATTTGTCCTCGACATACGCTGCCCGAACGTTCGGCATCCCCTCTACGCTGTTACACCGAAGCGCAAACTCGATGAACTTCTCTTCGAGTTCTGGTGCCTCAAATTTCCCCTTTATTGCGTCGATCAGATACAGACACCCCCGATAGACTCCCCAACAACACACAATGCTATAGTCGTTCCGCCGTCCCTTTTTTTGGGCGGTGTCGGCCGTCAAGAATATGTACTCGAACGGCGGCGGGTTGTATTGGTCGTAGTAGTGAAGGTATTCCTGCCTGAAGATAGTGCCGCCGAAAGCCCGCGGCCGTTGTCCAAACTGGGATTTGAATACGTAATCGTTTCGAGCCTCCAGTTCGAGCAATTTGGAGAGCGTGTCTTTCGCCGCCCAATAGCTGAATCGGCCCTTATCATCTCGCTCCTGCCTTTTGGGATTGACCAGGTCTCGATATTTCTTGGGCAACGAGTGCACGTACTCGTCATCAATCAGCGCAGGCACGATGATTTGCCGGATGTCACCAGCCGTGCCGCGAGACGTCCACACCTTCAGCCACGGCAAGTCTGTCTTGAGCGTTTTTCCCGCCAGAAAATTCCCGGTGAAGTCGTCCACATGCAGCCGTTGCTGAATGACGACTACCGGCGTATCGGAGCGGGCAAGCCGCGTGTCAATCACATACTGTGCGCTGGCATTGGATTTCTCCCGCCTGATGTCGCTCAGCATGTCGCTCGGCTTGTTCGGGTCATCAAGGATTGCGCTTCCCTGATACCCGGAATCGAGCCTTCCCGCACGAAACCCGAGCGTCTGGCCACCCAATGCTGCAGCACGAAACTCGCCTTTTTTAATGCCGCGCTCATCGACCACGAACCATGATTTCTTGCTGTTGGTGTCGCTTGAGAACTTCATCGGCCACATGGCCTGAAATTCCTGCGATCCCACCAGGTCTCGCGTCCTCGTCGAATTGGCTTGCACGAGTTCATCGCCAGACGTCGCCTGCATGAATCTGGCTTTTCGGTTTCTCGCATATCCCCGGGCCGGGAAACAGATAGAGGCAAGGTGCGACTTCGATCCGCCCGGGGGGATGTTGATGAAAAGCCGTGTTACGTTTTCAGACTCCACGTTTTCCAGCTCATCGCATAACAGATGGTGATGCCAGTTGACAGCAAATTTTCCGCCGTCCATGAAGCGAAAGAAGCCGCGAGCGAACATCAGCAGGGACGCCTCTGATTCCACTCTCAGCACCCCTCTCTCAAGAGGCGTGAGCGATTCCCACGTCAGATCGCTCATCCATTCCCCCGTCAGAGTTCTGCTCTGAGGCGCTTGCAGGCCGTCCTGAGAGCCTTCGCGCTCACGTCTGCAACCTCAATCGGACCGCCATTCTTCCCTGTGCTTTCAACGCGATCAATGAATGCACCGAAAGTCTTGCCAAGGAGTTCGGCGGCCTTGTTTCTGTCGGCGTATTTTTCATTTACTCTGGGCACGACCAGCCATCCAACACCCGGCATATTCTCGATGCGTTCGATGTACTTGACGGCATCGTTGGGGATGTTGTTTGGGTCGTCGACGAAAAGACCAAACAGGAATTCGCCTTTACCACCTTCGTATCGGCGCCGCTCGCAGGATTTCTCAAGAATCGCCTCATAGCCAAGGGCTGCCCGGGTCCATTCATGCTGAAGGTCAGACAGAGTTGCGATAGCCCGCGCGGCCGCCTGATCAGTAATGGCGTCCAAATATGCCCTGACCTTTTCATTTTTTAGCATGCGTGCAGCAAGTGCAGCGGCGCTCCCGGGAGTCACCTTTGGGTGCACGAGCGCGTAGCACTGAGCCAGTGTCAGACCAGTTTTTTGGCGCTCTAGAAGATGATGCACAAAAGAAACCTGTCCTGCGGTCAGATTCTTTCGTGCGCCATCTACTGCGGACTGCTTTTCATCCACCTGTCACCCCAATTTGCCTGCCACGCAGTTTTCTGCGAATACTGCACCGTACATACTCACCGATAGATTCATCGGGCTGCTTTGCTGCATAGATCATGTCCTGAAGTGATCTCGACAGCATGATGTGAAGACGTACTCTGAGCGCACCCGTGACTGCGCATTCGACCTCCTCTCGCACAGGATCACTGACCATTTCATAGACCGCCGCCCTGACGAACTCACCGGCGGACTGATCATCGCGCTTGGACTCTGCAATGGCGGCGCGCAAGGACTCATCCAGGAGGACGACCGTTCCCGTCAACTTGCTTCGGCAGCCTGACGGAATCACTCGCCCGGCTTCAGGATACGAATGATTCAGATTTTGCATGTGCTATCCGGATAGTGGTTTTGTCCTGGTGGCCTTTCCCCGCATAAAGCGGAATAGCTCGGCACTCCCCGAAATGATAGCGTGCGCGGTTTTTTGCGCTTCGCCCGGGAATCGTACAATTCCCCAAAGCGATCAATGCCACCCAAAGGAGCCGTCGTGGCCAACGAAATTACCATTCTCGACCTGCAAAATGCCCGGTCTGACGCATATCACATAGCAGAGGTCGCCACTGGGATTTCGCAAACCACCGCTCGACCGATTGCCTATAGCACCGATCGACTCGGCAACGAAAAACCGACGATTCCGACGGTTCTCACGGGTATGGCGAGATTTAATTTCCGTGGCGACTGGGAAGCTGGAATGACCCTCTCGTTCAAGGATGTCGTAACACACGATGGAATCACATATCTATCCGTCAATCCGGAGCCCTATGTTTCCACTGACATCAATGCCGACCTGGCAAGTGGTTCGGTCGTTATTTATCAGGGACTTACTAGTTTTGATATCGGAATGCCGGGTGGCGCATCGCTGATCGGCTTCATTCAAGGTGGAGCCGGGGCTGTCGCGCGCACAGCTCAAGAAAAGATGCGCGAGCGTATCAGCGTCGATGACTATTTCCAGATCGGCGATGCAGACTTTACGAACGCATTCGAACGCGCGGGCACGTACCTCGCGCAGCGCGGCGGCGGCACCATCGTGTGCCCTCAACCTTCGTACATAGCCTCGCATATCGACATCCGGCGCTATCAGCTTATCGAATCATTCTCGGGTGCGACCGTCGAGCTGAAGCAGGCTGCGGGCTCGAATCGCGATTTCATCACCTCCGAGAACTTTGCGGTGCTCACCGGCTCCGGTCTCGATGTCGCGGGCGATTCTCGCGTGCCGAGCTGGTTTGGCTTGCGGCGCGTACTAGTCAATTGCTCTGGCAATGTCGCAGGGCGCGGGGTTGCCTTCTATGGCTCGAATGTGATCGTCGACGATGTCGTCGTGCTCCGCGCTGCCGGTGACGGTCTGCACACAGAGTACGCGACGAATGTCACGGGCACGGCGGGCGTCTCGACGCAGGAAGAGGGCTACGTCCGCAACGTGATCTGTCGTGACAACGGCGGTGTGGGCTGGCGCAATCGCGGACCACACAATCTGTTTGTCGATAACGCGATCTGCTGCTTCAACAACGATTGGGGTTACGTCAGCGAAATCCTCGCCGGCAAGTACAACGGTGCGCCAACGTATGTCACATCGTTGCATTGCTATTCGAACGATATGAACTGGGAGACTGCAAGCAATCGTGCCCGCCGCAACATGTACATCGGCACGAACATGTCATGCGGCCTGCTCGCTGTCGACGGCTCGCAGTGTGAGATACGTGGAAGCAACTCCATGATCAGCATCGTGAAGCAATATCTCGGAGGTCAGGGTGGTGACTCACTGATCCTGTCTGGCAGCCAGATATCGATTGGTTCGCACTACGGGATCATGCGCAATGACGATGTGTCGAGTGGCTTTACGGTGCTGCGAATCACGGGAAATTTCAATCAGATCGGCACATCCAACATTAGCGGCACGCTTAACCGGTTCGATGGCGTGGATATTACCGGCGTGTCCAACAGCATCGGGGACCTGGTCGCGCAGAACTGTCGCACGGCATTGACTGTCTCGGGCTCGCGAAATCGCATCGGGGGTTACCTTGGAAACAATCTGGTGGGGTTCAACTACAAAACCCCCACAGACGTGCACGGCGGTTACAACCAGATTGGTCTGCGCATTTACCAGACTACCGGTGCCTATGTGTCAGGCGATCAACCCACCAACGGGAAAGACAAGTTCGACATCATGGCGAATGGCCTGTCGGCGGTGCCGGCGAAAACCAGCAACGTATTCGAAATCGCCGCGTTACCGCTCGATTCGACAGCTATTCAGGAAGTGAGCGTTGAGCATGGGCTCATGTACACGCCGGTTCATCGTTACGTGCAACTGACGATGACAGGGCTGGTTGGCGGCTCGACGGTGCAAATGGCCTGGGGGCCACGTTGCACAGCGGTGGATGCGACGCATATAACGATTCAGTACAAGTGCTCGACGGCCGGGCCGGCAGGCTCACAGATGAGCGTGTCTGGCTCAGTCGTCCTTTCCTAGTGGGTGGTCGATGTCATATATACAACGCAACAGTCCGAGTCAGTACTCCGTGATTCTCGACGAAGATGGGACCGTCAGTTCGATCCGGCTCCATACGAGACAACAGGTATCCGATAATTCGACTGGTGAAGTGATCAACGACAAAATAGTGATCACAATCATCGCGGATTTCGTGTCCGGGGATGTGCCCGATTCCAGTCAGCTCGATCTGTTCTTGGCACGCATTTATAACCGTACTTCTGGAGGCTAATCGTGAGCGAACAAATCGATCAATTCAGCAACTTGAGGCCGATGCTGGACAGTCCGGCCCGGAACTTCTTCCTGATCGAGCCGAGTGATTCTGAGCAACTGCCCGAACGGCCGCGAGCAATACGCGTGGGCATCGCTGGCGATGTCGCAGTGATTGGAGATCATGGAGTTGAGGTACTCTTCGAAAATTGCTATGCAGGTGAAGTTTTGCCAATTCGCCCAATCCAGATAAAGGCGTCTGGCACGACGGCCAGCAACCTCGTGGCGCTCGTATGATTGGTCTAGGAGTCTCGCTGACAGGACGCTGCAGCGTGCCCCCACGGTCATCGGTGCCGCCCGCGCCGGCAGGCTACACCGCGCGCTACTGGCGATTGTTCTTTCCGTATCCGAACCCGGTGACGCCTGCCGACAATCTGGCGGTAGGCCGGGTGTGGATGTACCAGCGCGGCCAGCGGCTTTCATACGACGACGTCGTCGGCTTCGACCAGAGTTCGATGTACGCAGGTCGGGACGCGACCATTGCGTTCCAGACCACGAGTAACGTGCCGACGAGCCCGGCGGACTCATGGACCAGTGCGGTCGCAGGTCCATCCAACCAGTGGATCAGCGTCGATTTTGGCGTGCCCACGACGATCGATACGGTCGTCGTGCTGCCTGTCACTTACAATAACCGCACACCTGAAACTATTTGGGTGGAGGCATCAGACGGTGCACCGTGGGTTACGGTAGGTGAGCTGGGGGGGCCATGGGGAGATGCCTCACGGGCCATCCCGATTACCGCGCCATCGTAGCTATATCAATCTACATTTTCTTGATTTCAGCCTCCCCCAGAGGATCTTGCTATGTTGCCAGATCATCCTGATAGTATCGATCGTCGTAGTTGATGCATGTAATCGTGATGTGCTCTGCGCCATCCTGAATCTGCGGGGCCACGGTCTGCACCAGCATGGCCTCCGCTTTCAGGGCGGTATCGGAGCCAAAGTTGTACATCGTCTTGGCCTCGAGGTAACCAACGAACAGATCTTCGAGTGGAGCCCTGCCAAGCACCACGCTATTCGCGTCGGCGCCGGGCGTACACGGAATTCCCTCTATGCTGCCGTCGCGACGCGTCAGCACAATGCTGTGCGATTCCCCTGGCGTGAAGGTAACCGGCTGAGACAGAAAAACGGTAAGCCCCTGCTGGTCTATAACCTCTCCATCCTGAGTCGGTCCACGCGTTCCGTCCGCAACATCCACCCGCATGGATGGCAGGCATGATCGAGCGATTCCGAACGAATCAAACTGCACAGACACACGCCCGTACAGCAGCTTGTTGTATTCCCGACTCGCGCGTATCGCCGCTCCCCGCGGGGTAATACAGCCCGAAACCTCAATGCGCTTGGGATTCGCAGCAATATCATTTGCTGGCCGGCGAATGACCGTTGGAATGCCTGCTTCATCATCCCGGTACGTGAGCTCAACTCCATCATAGAGTTGGTCTGCAGTGAACGAGCGTGTACGCGTATCAGTACCGGGCCATTTGTTGCGGTGTACAAATTGCATTGCGCTAGTCGACTGCGGCCCTTCAAACTGGAATTTCAGCACGCCACCCATGCGATATGGGGTGACATTCACGGCGTTACAGATCAGCGAAACGGACTCCTCGAAAGTGATGTCTGTCGTGTCGAAGGCATAGCCGACCTCGATAGGCTCCCATGAGCCAAAATGGGCATAAGCTTGCCCCATCGTTTCCCACAGGCCGTCGTGATCGACCTGGCTGCTGCTCAGGCGACCAAGTCGCGGATCAAGCGCCATATCCCAGATCACATCAGCAAAATTCGGGTTGGGAGAACCTGCTGTATCCCCATACGTGATGATGCGGGTCGCATCAAGGCTGATACCCGGCGAACGCACGGCGAGGGCACCCGTCGTCGCCTGCCTGAGAACATGGATCGTGGTCATGTCGCCAAATGCCATGGCCGGTACCGCAGTAGCTGAAAACAGGTCGCGCCACTTCAATTCATCGACGACCGATCCAGAGAAATCCAGATCAGTCGGCGTGATTCGGCCCACATAGACCGTGCACTCGGCATAGGGGATACCAATCACAACGGTGAGCGCCGCATTGTCTCGACCATTTGACTGAACCGTTGCCTGCTCCGACACAAACGCGCCCGTCTCCACCCCCTTCACCGTCTCATACAGGGAGATGGTGACCGTGACGGGATTGTCAAATGTGTTTCGCCCGTCGTCTTTATAGAGGCCGCTTTGCGCGATCAGGTTGATCCACGCCTCCTGACTACCCGGCACCACCTGTGCACCTACCTGCCGGGCCCGCGAAATTGCGGACACAGTCATTGCTGGCATCATGAAAGATGCACTCTGTCCGGGATAGGCCGTGCTGCTATCCGAATAGACCGTTTGACCACCAGCGCCGGGCAGGGGATAGCCAACAGCCGGAGGTGTCGCAAAACTCATCACGGAATAGAAGGATCCGCCATAACCCATTCCACCCCACTCCGACGGCGCGGGCCACGCCGGACCGCCGGTCACAATCACGGTGAACGCATCCAGAATATTTGTCACCACGTAGCCATCGAAACTCAGATCAACTGACCGATACCCATTTGCGGTAAATGAACGCGTTACTTCGCCAACCTCCCGATCGTACTCGACCACATTGACGAGTCCGATGCCAACCATCACGATGCCATCCGCTATTTCGAGCTCAGATCCGATCGATATGAAGCTGCTGAAATTGAATGACACTCCGGCTGCCGGCCGAACCTCGATGCGTTTTCCCTGGTCAGTCGGGACCAGCGTCACCGTGGCCCCGTTGGCACCAATTGCATTCGGTGCAAGCAGCGTCTGACCGTTGATCGTCGATGACTGGGATACATTCCAGAGGATGTCTGTAATTGGCGTGCCAGATGTCGCGTAGGGCTCACCAAGATTCGGGCTTGTGCCCGGCCCATAGAAGGCGATTCCCGAGCCGGGTATCGAATCCAGCAGCGTATCGCCGTCCCTCACATTTCCGGTGGCGTACCGGCCCACTCCAACCGCCATATATGACCACTCATATTCGATGTTGTTGACGAATTTGGTGTATGGAACCATGAGCTGATCCGGGACACTCGCAGAAACACGCCCCCGGATATCCGTTCGACGCTGATTGACGCGCGCCATATTCGAGCGCCCAGACAGGCCATTGGTCGGACTGGACTGGGTGCGGTTGGCGTTTGCCGGAGCGGCCGCCTTCTTTGCCATCACGCCCATCACCACGCCGACGGCCAGCGACGCTATCAGCACAGCTGTGAGAACGCCGAACGTCGGATCGCCCGGCATGATGCACACCTCGAACTCGCCTTCTGTCTCCATCAACGCGGCGACGTCATGCGTGATATCCGAACCCTCCGAACAATGACCGAGATACACGCGCAGGCCCTCTGGCAGTCCGGATGCCGCATAACGCGCAAGCAGCCATTCACCTACGCTCGCGGCTTCGCATGACTCCATGACAGTGGGTTCGGGGAAAAAGTTAATTCGTACAGTCATAGATATAGAACCGTATTTTTCGATATTCCATTCGCAACACGGACAGCGAGCTACCCATGACCTGACCACTATCGGGGCCGTTGTTGCAATGCCAGACCAGCCAATCGCGATACACGCCGACATGGAGTCCAGCGCGGCTCAACATGACGACCAAGGCTCCATCTACCGGCGCTATCGCAGGAACGAAATGCTGGCGCATCCAGATCATGAATCCGCGCTCCCATTCCGATCCGGCCGATGCTGTGGGCGCGACAATGCCGAGCGTCTCGCGGTAATAGTCAGCCACATAGTGCGCGCAGTTGTAGCGCTCGCGGTGATAGGGCGTTCCAACCGGCGGCATCATTACTGGATCACAAAACCTTTGAGCATCGGGATATCCACGATCGCATAAACCTCGCCGGTCGCCGATACATTCAATGGCTGGCTACTCGCCGTGAAGGCGCATCCTTCCGGAGTGTAGGCAATGGAATTGATGCCCAGCACAAACGGCCCGTCAGCAACCGGACTGATTGTTCCATCCCGGCGATAGATAAATGACCGAACGATGCAGGTTGGAATGACCTTGCTGTCAACTGGTATGCGGGCTACCTCGGGCGCAATGATTTCATTCAGGTCCTGAAATGTAATTCTTATTTCGTAATCCAGATCACCGTTGGCAGCGGCGCGCTCAAAACTGACTGGAACATACTGGAATTCGACAAGAGAGCCGTCTTCCAGTTGCCCAGTGAAGCCATCCGGGAGATTTCGCACGATGTAGTACGACCGCGAAAAATTCGGGTGCGATACCTGGAATGTTTCCAGCTCGATGATGCCGGCCTGCTGGCTCGCCAGAAGCCTTTGGAGTTCAGTTTGCATAGCTGGGAATCCGGCCTAGGCTCACAGTCGTATCGACATTGGCGAATTGCGCCAGAATATTGAGGAACCGCGCTGCATCATCTCCATAGATTTGCCACAGAAGGAGTCTGCCCAGAGCAAGATCCCTGTCAATCAGAACCTGTTCAGCGGCGACCGTCAAAACCACCTCGGCATAGTAGCCGAGCATGACCGAATATTGCGGATCGGCCGTCATCACCGCGACGTGATTGATCGGCGCCGGCGTATTGATCGCGAGTGCGCAGACGAATGGCATTGACCCCTCGTTCAGCAGGAATTCCCACCAGTTCTGGAACCACTGCACCATTGCTGGCGAGTTGAGAACGATCGTGAACTGGACGGGTGTTGCCTGTCTTATGAACTGCTGCATCACGCGCGGCATGCCGCCGGGCAGCGTTGTTACCAATGAGCCGAGCGTCGGCGTCAGTGTATAGCTGTCCTGGATCGGCTGGATCATCTCCCCACCGTACATCAGCACAGGAAGGTCAGTTATGTCGGTTACGGCTGGCATCAGAATGTGCGTTGCTGAACAATATTGGTTTTCATGGTCTTGCGGAAATTGCTGTTCGGTTTTCCTGCTTCCGATGCCATCACCCGCGGCGCATGCTGATTGATTAGCAGGACGACGTCGCGCTCCGACAGCCGCTTGGCCTCAACCTGCACGCCAGCATAATTATGGATCGCCATATTGAGGCCACTGCCGCCCACCTCATACCCCGCATTCATCGCGCGGAGTGCCGGGCCATTATGCGACGTGGCATCTGCCGTCATAACGGATTCTCCGGCTGACAGTTTAGCGGTGATGCTATCGCTCGTGCCTGTGCCAGGTCCTTGCAGATCGACCACGCCGTTGCGAAATGCTGGCACCGCTGACGCCACCTGCTGCGCGAGTTGCACGCCGAGCGCCACCACCTGTGCGATTGCCGCGAGATTGGCAGGGAATGGGAGGCTTGCAGATGCGTTCGCAATAGCAGCGGGGATCTGGACTGCAATCTGAGCAGCAGCGGCCGCTTTGGATACTATGAATGCGGCCCGATATGCTGCGCTCTGCTTTCCGCTCGTCGCCTCCGTTACGGTCATGAGTGATTCGGCAAGATTCTGTGCGCCGGCCAGCTCAGTCTGCATTCTCGCTGTGTCGATGGCTTGTAGCTGATCCGCTGTATCCTGCTTTGCCTGAGTTAAGGCGGCATCATATTCCGCATCAGTCTTGTTATATTCTTCTTTCCACGTCTTCAGTGCCTTGATTGCATCGTCGCCCTCACGCTTTATCTGTGCAGCAGGCGTCTCTGCGCCAAGCATTCCAGACAGGCCGGTGCCAACTCCACCAAGTCCTGGCTTTGATTTAAGTCCAGCAAGCGTCTGCATATCGTAGAGCTTTCCAGCAACGTCTCCGATTGCCTTCGCCTGTGCTTTAGCCGCGCTCGCTCCCAAGATTGCCTGGGCCTTTAACAACGCCTGCTCCCGCCCGACACTGCTCATCATCGCAACCTGTATTGCGAGCGCCTTGTTTTCCTTGTCGATCGCATCTGCAGCGAACTTCGCCCGTCCAGCTTCATCGGCCTCCTTGACGGCCGCAAGGTACTTCTGCTCTATCTCCAGACTCTTGCTTTGCGGATCGATGAGCTTGGCGGCCGCGGCCGCGCCGGCCTGACTGATAGCATCCAGTTGCTGATGCACCGTTACCTGCTTTTGCAGCTGCTCCAGTATCCGGGCATTGGACGTTGTCACCGACGCATCGTATTTGTCCGCTGCGATCTGCCGCGCCTGATCCTGCTGCTCATGGAATTTGGCCAGCTTTTCCGGGTCGGCCGACGGGGCGCCGGTCTTCGTCGTGGGCGCCCTGATTCTGGATGCCGCGGCCTCGATCGCCTGGTCGCGCTTGCTGAGCTGCTCCTTTACCGCAACCTCGTCACGCAACTGCTGGAGAATCTTTTCGTTGCTGGTGATTTCGTCTTTCCGGGCGACTGCAGATGCCCTGCCCTTGCCCATGATCTTTTCGCGCTCAGCTGAGATCAGCTTTTCGACATCGACCTGCTTCATGTCGATCGCAAGGGCATCCTTTCGGATTTGAGCAGAGACATCCTGGAATCTCTCTTCTTTTGTGCGGCTCGCTTCCCTGAGCGCGTCCAGGCGCCTCCGCGCGTCAACTCGCGCCGTCTCTGCTACGGCAGTCTTGGAATCTGCTTCAGCTGCTGCCTTTTTTCCATCTACAAGCTTTTGCTGTTCAGCAACCTGTTTTCTCAGGTCTTCGACGTTATCCATCGAAGGAAACTCTGGGTTGACAAACCCGGCCTGGGCATTAGCCAGCCTTTCCTTTAGGGAATTGAGCTTCGCCACAGGATCGTCTCTGCCGATCCCAAGCATCGCATCCCATGCGGCATGGGCCGCACCTGTGATGGCGTCCCAGCCCTTTTCAATCAGCCCTTCGCTTGCCTTGATTTCCTCGGCACGTTTCTTCAACTCATCGGAATATGTCTTCTCCGCTAGCGCTGCTGCAGCTTGTTTATCGCCATGTTTGTCCAGTGCCGCGATCTGATCGTATGTAGCGAGCGTCAGGAAGTGATATTGATCGTTCAGGGCGACGATCGCCTTTACCGGATCATCTGCAATTCGCTTGAATTGAGATACCGTGGCATCGACACTCTGACCAGTGGCTGCAGCCATCTCTGTAGCGGCCGTGCCAATCGACAGAATCTGGTCGCTCGTGAACTTGCCTGAAGCCGCCAGCTCAGTGATGGCTATCTTGGCATTGCCGATCGAACCAATGCCCGATGATGCCGCCACTGCCATCGCGCGCAGCCCCGATGCCGTGGTGCCAGCATAATTGCCGGTCATCACCAGTGCGGCATTCATCGCACTGGCTTCTTTGGCTCCCTTGACCGCAGCCACGGCGAATGCACCGACACCGGCAGCCACCGCTCCGATCGCGAGCCCTACCGGGCTGAGTGCGGCCTGAAGCAACCCGGATTGCGTTGCGAGCGTCGCCATCGAAGTCGGCACGCGCGAGAAATCGCCTGTGACCGCCTCTTTCCCGATCTGGATGAGCTCCTGCTTCGTGCCGGCAGAAGACAGGCTGAAGCCGTGCATGGCCTTGTCGGCTTCCTTCGCTGCCCGCTGCGCGTCATAGAGCGCGCCGGCGGCCATCTTCGCTTCCAGAGCTTGTGTCCGGGCTATCCCGAATGCATCCCCGGCAGGCGTCTGTATGCGCGTCGCAGCAAGCGCCATGGCGCGTTCGCGCGCGTCTGTCTCGGCCATGGCCTCTGCGCGACGCTGGAGCGATGCGATGTACTTCTCGTTCGCGTCGAGCGCTGCATCAATGGCCTTGGTGTTGTCTTCAGTGGCCGTCGTTGCGCTCCGCTCCGCCGGAACAAAGTCCGAGGCCAGCTTCAAATGTTTCTGCGTAGCTGTCGCGGCTCTCTCCGATGCATTCGCGGCCCCCTGCGTTGCCGTGGCAGCCTTTTCCGCCGACGCGCCAGCACCATCGAGTGCATTGCTGAGGTCGCGTCCGGTCGCGCTCAGTTTCGACGCAGAATCCCCGGCGTCATCGAATGCATCGCTGACGCTCTTGCCGGCCTCTTCCGCCTTGTCGCCAGCCGCACCAATACCCTGGAGAGCAGCTGTGATCGCCTTCGCGCCCGAGACCGCTCCATTGGGGTCTACAACAACGTCAATGCCGATGTCATCCATGACGGCTACTTCCTGAGGTATTTGATGTATACGTTTGCGATCGCCATTTCAATGAAACCGCTGGGCGTCTGCTGTGACCAGCCAGAATTCAGCCGGTTAATGTAGGGGACGTGATTGGACACATAGATGGGCAGCGCATCCGTCAGCCTGTACTCGCCAAGTTGTGCGAGCCCTTCGGCAAAACCAGATGCGCGCACTGCTACATCAGTTGCTGCGGCGATGGGGTCTGCTGGTGGAACCCCGCCATTCCCGGCGGGCGAAGCGCCAACGCCAAACCACCAGTTGTTGCTGGCCCAACCGGTGTCGATCGGCGTGCCGATTGGCGGGTTATCGACCAGCTCCGACCGGATATCCATCGCGATTTCGACAATGCGCTTCGACAGCTCCTCCTCAAGCTGAAGCGTGAGCGCCTTGATCTGATCCGAAACGCTACCCATTTTTCCCGACTCCAGCATCAACGGCGCGGAGGATTCGGCGCAGGGAATCGACCGGATATCCGAAAGATTGCGCGTATCGGTCGATTGCGGTCCATGGTATGGGGCCCGGAATGCTGCTCATGAACCCCTTTGCAAAAACCGGGATGCGAACCCGGTCAGCAGCGAGATCGACATAGGCACGCAGGAAAAACTCCGCACCCGCGATGACTTCTGGCCGACTTCTTACTATTTTGGGTATGGCGACCCCACGTGCTGCTGCGGCTTTGGCGACCCAACCCAGATCGTCGCCCCCCGTTTTCTCTCGCCACAGCAGCACGTCGATTAGTTTTTTGCGACTCCATCCTCCCAGTCGGCACGAAACTGCGAGCTGTTGAGCGATACCTGGACGAGCTTGTGCATCAGGTTCCGCCCGATGCCTGGGTGGTCGGTGGATCGGATGATGGAGACGGCCGTATCGACCGTAAACGGCACATCATTGCCGTCGTCATCTTTCAGCGACCAGTTGGAGATCAGCACCTCCGTTACCATCTGCACGACTGCATCGGTTGGATTTCCGCCAATCAGATCCGCGATGAATGTCCCGTTGTCGGTGACGACCTGATGATTTGGATATGTCGCAGTAAGCAGCGCGAGCCGCCGGTTGAATTCCTGATTCGCCCCGCTATACGAGACAATATCAACGGAGAAGATACCGGGCGTGATTTCAACTGTGACGGTATCGTTGAGATTGAACTGGCCGAGTGCCTTGCTGAGCTTCATTTTTCGTGTCCAAGTTAGCTTGATTGGATCGGCAGATAGCGGAACAGGGTGACACCCATCGTGTATCCAAGGGCATCATCCACATAGCCGCTTGCCGTCGTCTTGATCTTGATTTTCTGATTCACAGAAAGGGTTTTGGAGCCATCTCCGAGCGTCATGGATGGCACGGAAAAATAGACCCCGCCATCATGGTTCGCAAGGAACCATTGAAGCGATACGGTCTGATTGTTGCGCACCGCAGACAGCACCGCGCCGTTCGTGAATATGGCCTCGGTAGAGATATCCAGATCGAAGTTGCCGAAATTGACGAACGTTGCACCAAGCATGCCTAGCGTGTTTTCGCCCGCCCGGTTGTTTTTCGCGGTGATCGTGGTGCTGCCGAGGAACGTCGTTACACCGGCCCCGTCGAGATCTGCAACCTTCAGCCGGATAAAGTCCGCCGCCGTGTTGAATGCCGTGTTGTATTGTTGATCCGCCCATTGCAGCCCAGGTAGCCGCTCCGTCGTCGGTGCCTGAACGTCTCGCCCAACGAACTTGACGTCCATCGTCGATTTTTGCGCGAGTGGAAAATCAAGCGCCAGTTCATTAGCCCGACAGTCTCGAGCGTACTCATAGAGCGGCGGCACGGTGTTGTAGGATGCCTCCATGGTGTACCGGACATCAGTGAACCGCGGGTCCGACGTGCGCACATTCGAGACGAATGAGCCGAAAAAGATCGGGATACTTTTACCGGCACCCTGATCAGCTGTCGCAGGACCATTCAGGTCGACGAGCGCCAGCCGGTTGCTTGAGATGCTGGCGATACGGGCGATGCCGCCGAGACCGCCTTCGAACTGCTCCGCCGCCGTTGCGCCACCGATCCAGATTGCCGAGCCGACGATGAGCGGCAGCGTGGTGAAATCCAGTTGCACGCTCGTAAGGCCGTTGATGCCATCCCATTGCAGATCGCCAGCCAGTGGCGTGACGCCCGCAATAAATACTCTCGCGGTAGGCGGCGGGATTTCCTCGAGGAGCCCTGGGATAGCAATGCTCGTGGCTGTCGATCCAGCCGCCACACTGTGCAAGCCATTGTTTGCCTGAATGCCAAATCCAGACATTGCCACAAGCGCGCCCTCGGCGAGAACCGGACCAACCGGCATTGAGACGGAATCGTCCTCGACAGCTGTCGGAACGATGCCATCCACTGCTACGCCCTGCCACTGCGACATCAGGAAGCCATCCATGAAGGTCGCGATCATCGACAGCGTGGTATCCGCCTTGAATTCCGGCGCCGCCTTGAGGTCGGTGACGGTTCCCTTGCGGCGTTGACGCAGATCGCTGATCGGCTCACGGGCCACCGTCGTGATAGCTGCCGAAAAATTCGAGATATCATTCGGCTGCAGGTTTTCCCACATCGTCGCTGCGACGGGCATGCAAGTCTTGCAGATTGCCAGGTTTGTCGCGTTTGTGTCTGCAGCACCGTTTTGCGTGCAATCGAAATCCGACATATCCAACCTCTAAATGAATTGTGGCCTGCGGCCCGCGCCGCATCCCTATGACTTACGCCACGACGTCGAAAGTGAATGGGATGACGACGTTTTGCGTGTAGTACTGGTTGTCATTGCCGATCGTCACGATCCGAACGCCCGTGGGCTGCCCGTACCGCAGCGGAGGGTCGGACCACTGCCCCTCGAATGAATCGCGAATGGCAGTGCACAGGTCTGTGTTGCTCTTCGTGCCGATACCGGACGGCGTGAACACGTTGACGTAGGCCGCGCCGACACGCATGCGCCGCCGCTTCACTTTCGAGCCACCCAGCGTAGTGATCGCGGCGTTCTGGATGAGCACCGATGCCCGAACCCACGTCTCATCCTCGCGCGGGCTCAGTTGCAGGTTTGGGTACTGCATACGGACACCTCGCGGGTCGACAATCGACGCCAGGCGACCCAGAATCACGCTGGCGGCAGAGTCCTCCGTCATCACGCTGCGACCCGATGGAATGCGGCGACCTGACGGCCCTCAATGCGAGGTGCCTCGTTGTCGAGAAGCGTCCATCGCTGGCCCGTGCCGGTCAGCATGACAACGTCACCGTTATCGGTGACCACCGTAACCGCATCGAGCGTGTTGGGCCGGCTGCCGTCGGCATCCACCAGGCTCAGAAGGTCCACATAGAACTCCGTCACCTCAATGACGGTCAGCGTGGCCTTGTCCCACGTTCGCCTGGGCCCGATCAGGACGCCCATTCCCGTGTAGACGTCGCGCGTCTCAATCACGCTGGTCGGATGTGCAGGGTCAGGCGCGCGCGTGATGCGCTCGATCGAGATGGGCTCACCAATCTCCGCGATCACCTCCTGCACGCCAGTCAGAATGTCCTCGGCGTAGCTCACGGAAGACCTCGATCGAGACAGGGCGGATTATCAAGCTGCCCGTCGACGAATTTCCTCGGAATCTGCCCCCCCGACATCACGGCAACCCCGGCACCACCAATGCTTGCGCCCGATGCCCCTGGGACGCCGGAATCGGTCTGTTTGCGGAAAATCAGGTTGCGCTTCAGGCTTTGCCATGACTTGGCGATATCGCTGTTGTTGATGCTGATGGAGCCAACGCGAATGTTGACCTTGTTCGCGTACAGGCTCGCCATCGAGTCAGCCAGCGCGATCGCAACATCAATCACTGCCATGGGAGCGTCCAGCAAGCCGCCGATCTGAGCATCAGTGACGGTCGCCGGAACACCTGGTAGCAACGTGCGCACGAGTGCGATGTCTGAAGCTGAAGCCATTGCCCACCTCACTTACTGTTCTGCTTCTCGGCGGGCGGATGACCGTCACACCATTTTTGCGCATCGGACAGGCGCCCACGCAGCCGATGTACGTCTGCGCCATCGAGCGTGATTCGGTGCCACCCGCCGCCGATGTGCTCGATGGCATACCTAGAATCTTGGACCGGCGACTCCCTGGGATCTGCCTGCGCATCGGCCGCCGGCTCAGCGGGCGACGTCTCCGCAGAGACAGCCGGGATCGATTCGACAGGCGCCGCGGCGGGAGCCGGCCGCGCCGGCGGCGTGCCCTCCTCGCTGTCATAGCGCTCGTGCCCGATGCGGCCACTACCGTAGATGCGTGCGATCACATGCTCGCTGGTGGCGAGCCTTCGCCACGGGATCTCCACGCCTACTGCATAGTGCCGCCCCTGAAACACGAAGCCGTCGCGCTGGGCGAAGAGCGGCCGGTGAAAATCGAGCGGGATTCGAGACTGGCCCATATCCGCTCAGACCACTTCGTCGAAGAGCGCGCCCAGGTCCGCGCCGACCATCTTCATGTCGTATGCCATCGAACACTCGACGCGATCAGATTCCAGATGCTCCATGCGGAACTTCTTGACCGCCACACCTTCGGGGTTTCCGATGTAGTTTCTCCACGAAAACACATATCCGGCGCTCGGAACCATCAGCCCAGGATTTTTTGTGCGGTACGCCAGCAGCACCTTTCCGGAAACGATGAAATCGAAGTTTTCCTCTTCGGCGCCTTCAGGCGTTGTCGCCTGGACGGCGCTCGAGATAACGATTTCATCGACGCCGAAAAGCTGCGCAAGCGCGACATCCGTCACCTGTGCCGGGCTTGTGCTGCTGGTGCCGCCCGAGTACTTGATGCGATCGATCACAGCCGGGTTGGTATCGAGCGCGTCGCGCACGTCCTGCGCCATTGTCAGCACGTTCGGGCGGAAGCCGCTGCCGCGCTGCACCTCTGTCGATTTCGATTTGATGTCCTCGATAGGATCCGAGGCAGCATCACTCCACTTCCGGAACTGCCCTGCTACAGGTGCAGTAGCGACACCGGACACCACGATTTTCCACCCGCTGTCGGTGGACAGATAGCGAGTCGCAAATGCACCCTCGCGCTGGATCAGCGATTGCTGTGTAAGGAATTGCGTCACCGACTGATCGAGTTGAAGCGGTGCGTCGACGTTCGAGCGGATCTGATCCGGGATGTCTTTGTGCAATGCATACACATCGCACATGTACTGATCCGGAAGCATGTCGAAACCGCTACCAGCCGACTCCGTGCCGGGTGCGCGCGGGCGAAAATCGTTGCGCATCATGCTGGATTTCCTGTACTTGAAGTAATAATCCGACTTGAAATCCACCGGCACCATCGGGAACACGCGCGCAGCTGCAAACGAATTTTCGTCCTGCAGATACGCGATGGAGATATTGGTCAGCGGCCCATTGATGTGGACCGACTGGAGGCCCGGCTGGTTGCCGCTGCCCGTTTTGATGACTCGCTTAACCATGATCAGGCCTTCGTGATATTGACGTTAAGCAGCACGCTGCCGATCGATCCAGAAATCGTCGAAACGATTGTGGTGCCCGACACTGCATAGCCCGACCCATCAGCTGCAGCGACGGCCGCGCCATTGGCATCGGACGAGACGGTGGTCATCGGGGGGGCGCTGGCGGCCATGACGACCTTGCTCACGCCCGAGAAAGCGATTTCCGCTGCCTCGCCGAGGCGCGGCGCGTTCTGGAGTACGCCGACGGACGGGGCGCCGGCGACGCTCTGCAGAACTGCATTTCCGTTTGCATCGAGCGTGGCAAAGCGAAATTGCGCGTTCGTCAGGTCTTGGCCAGCTGCTGCCGTGAATGACTGTAGTGCCTGTTCGAATGCCATGATCACTCACCCCCTTCGATGCGGGCATACAGATCCTGTCCCGCCGCCGTCTTGAGTACTTCGGTCTGTGCACGTGCGTACGTCATGCCGGCGTTCTTCGACATGTGCTGCTCGGTGAGCGCAGTGAGCTCAGCCTCAGCGCCGGTCGCCGATTCAGTGCCGCCGTTGCCCGGATGGCCCGCTGGCAAGGTGCGCGCCTTCAGTGCGGTGGCGCCCGACTTGAGCATGGTGTCAAGCGCGTCGCGCTCAGCTTTCGGCAACGCATCCATTGCGCGGAGCGCCATGGCCTTGGCTGTTGCATCGCCGGGCAGCATCGCGTATTCCGGCGATCCCGCCATCGTCGCGTACTTCGCGACTGCCTGCGCTTCGGCGGCCGTCGCGAGATCAGCTGCCTGCTTCTTGATCAGCGCGAAAGCGGCGTCGCCAACCGCCGACTTGCGCACTTCGACGCCACCGACCGACACGACTTCATCGGCCGCCTTGAACGTCGCCAGCAATGCCTCGCGCGTGGCCGGCGCGGCTGCAATAAACGCGTCCGCCTCCGCTCCCTTGAGGGTTGAAAAATACGCCTTTTGAGCATCGTTCATGCTTGCGAGAGCGGTTTGTTTTGCCAGTTCAGCCTGTGCATCAGCCAACTGTTTTGCCAGATCGGGCATGCTGCCCTCCTTAGTGAGAATATCGGGGGCTTCATCCGCATCCTTGTCGGAGTTGGCCTTGCGCCATGCGGCGAGGACTCTTGCCTTGACGGCAGCGAGGTCTTCGGCAGGGATTTGTACCTTGTTGCCGCGGAATCCGCCCGGGCCAAGCGCCGCCACAGCAGCACCAACGATCCGTGGATCGGGCGTGCCGCCTGGCGTACTGGTCAGGCGCAACTTCCACTCCGACGGTTTGTCGCCCGGCGTATAGGCATAGTCGCTTTTCGGGAACTTGACACCAGCTTCTGTTTTGTACGGTGCCGCGGCCTTGATCGTGATACCCAGCGCGATTGCAGCAGCGTCAATGTGACCGCCGGCGATGTCTTTCATCGTTGCCATCTGGTCATCGGCGTCGAGTGAGTCATCCACTGCAATGGCGGTCAACTCCTCACGCATTGCGGCATGCTGATCCCATAGCGGTGTGAGTATCGCGGCCTTCGCCGTCTCGCGATCGGCCATCGCTGCGTCAAATGCTGCTTTAGCCAGGTCGCTGCCTTTCATGATCGTCACCCGCGCAGGAGTTTGTGCCGGATTTGGAACGCCAGAAAGCTCACCGATCTTCAGGAAGCTTGCAGTGCGCTTGTGGGTTTTCCCGTCGAATCGCATCAGTCATCCACCCAGTTCGCAGATCCGCCGATCGAGAAGCCTTTGAGCTCCCCGGAGGCGAATTTTCCGAGCATCGCGGAATTCGGTTTAACGCCCACCACCACGCCGCTCTGTTCGGCGGTGATGCCGAGCGACGATGCGATATCCGAGGTCAGCGGAAACGCGAAAACAACCTCGCCTTGTTCATCGCCTGCATGCATCAGCTTCAGCGTGCGGTTCCCCTGCATGAAGCTTGACCATGCCTCGAGTGCCACGGATTCCGGGATGCACTCGTTGTCCGAGTCGTAATACGGAGCCCCGGCTTTCGTGCAGATGTTCGCCCATCCGAAAACCAGCCCCAATTTCGCGTCGAACTTCGCTACCTGAAAATCGTGCATGACAACTCGCTTGACTATTTAGCGAGAATGTAATGCGAAGCCCTGAAAAGGTAAATTACCAACACCTGTGCATGCACAACCATTGGTCATGCACAGGTGTTGGTAATGTCATAATCTGTCGCCCCGAATTTCCGGGAGATGCGACATTTAAATTAGAGATAGAAATATGAGATTAGAAACCGCACTACTCACCATCATGTGCGCATCATTCTCAGGTTGCGCCACGAAACAGTTCACCAGTGTCGGCGACTTGACGCCATATGAGAAAACCACGATGACATGTCGCGAGATCGATCTTGAAATGCGAGGCTGATAGCCATCGGGTATCTGGGAGATGCTTGCCCTGCCAGCGCCGGGTAGCATTGACATCACTCCTGTCGTGTCAGCCGCTCGCGTACCGCCGCGAGCGCTGAACCGCCCCCGACAATCTTTCCTGTTAAGGGCCCAACGTCCTAGCCAGCGAGCGGCCCGACTACTTGTCGTCCTGTGTGTCGTCTATTTTGGTGATTTTCCAGGACCCATTCTGCTTGCGCAGAAAGGCGAGAATGTTCTTTTTCTCTACCGATCCAAAGGTGATCGGAACGACCGCCACATCATCAAGCATGATCGCCGGATGCACGGCAATGTGGGAGAGCCAGTCCTGCTGGTCATAGTCTTGGACCCTGGTGAAGTATTCGGCTCGCTCCGCGAACTTGTTTTTTTTATATTCAGTTCTCAGAAAATCGACTGTCGGCTTTGACACAAAGCGATAGATGTCCTTGTTCATCAGGGGATAGCCGCGGTCTTCAGCGTCCTGCTGTATGAACCACGTGTAAAACGCCTTCGCGCTAGATTCAGGTGTGTTCGTGTCCGGCGCCTGCGCCATCGCGAACGACTGAAAGAAGATTCCAAGGGCAATGCCGAGCAATGCAATCAGAAAGGCCATGTATTTCCGCATGGTTTCCCTCAATCGTGGCGATACATTCTATAGGGCGGTTTCGCACTTCTGTACGCAGGGCCTGGATAGAAGCCGTGCTGTTGCCTGAAGTCTGAAATCCAGATTTGTCCATCGTACATCGCCATATGTCCGTGCGGATGATCGGGAATTGACCGAATCACGACTACGTCGCCGCGCTGCGGATTACCATGCACTTCGTAAAAGCCAGCACTAACAAGTGATGAACCGTAGTCTTTCGCTGACTCAGTTCGCATAAGATGGACTCCACCCGACTCAATAGCGCGGCGCGTATATTCCGCGCACCTACCCATACTTACTGGCAGTGCGTGCGAACGCAGATAATTTACTGCGCCAACTTTGTCCCAACGCGACATGAGAGATACCCCAAAAGAAGAAAGAGTTTGTATCCTAGTGTCATATGCCATTTTTCGCCCATACATTTGACAACAATTGACACTGTTATTTGATGAATAATGGATTTTCATTATTGATATACCCACAATGCATTAACCAGAGCGAACTGTGTTCTCTACATGTGATTTTTATCAGGTAAATATGAACCCCGGGATTCAACCTTGCGCACTATGCGCGATCCTCCACGGCCAGCCGGCTGCCACTCAGCCGCATGAAGCGCTGATGCTCAATGGCGTGGGCGCTGTGAAGGACGCGCGAGCAGAGGCGCACTACACCTGCTCGCGATGCAGGGCGGTGTTCGCTCGCATTCTCGCCGGCGAGCCCACAAAGCCGATGAAGCGCAGGCGCTGCTCGACGGCGTATGTGAGCTCGGCCGCCATTACCCCTCCTGCGCTGGCCGTTGAGACGGGGTGGCGTCGATGGCAGCGTCGAGACTCGCCTTGTCGTAATAGTCGACGCCGCAAAAGGTGATCGGTAGGCCAGAGTCGAAGAACGCTCGATACCGCTCCGCGTCCCTGCGAACCTCGCCAATGAATCCCACAAGCTCATCCCTCTCGCGCTCTCCGTTATCTCCGCAAGCCGCGCGGATCTCGCATAGCAGCGTGGAAAGATGGTCGGAGTCGTCCTTGGGTGGGGCGGCGTAAAGCGGTTCGATGTCGCAATTGGCCGGGTCGTTGACGGTAGGCTTTCCAGCGCCGTCAATGTAGCGCCATTCTCCCGGCTTGCCTGTTCTGAATTGGCCATAGCCTCTCGCCCGCCATGCCACCGCCTGCACAGTCGACTGAGCGCTTGCAGCGGCGATCACGAAGCGTCTTGCCTCACGGTTAGTCTGTCCCTGAGCCATCGCCTTGCGGTCATGCGGTGAAATGCTGGGCAGATATGTATTGGCCAAGCGATTAAGCGCCTTCTGCTCGGACTGGCCCATAGTCGCAAGCTCTTCCAATTCTTTGCAGCGCTGAACCAGTTCGTCGCTCATCGCTTGCGCGCTTTGGGAGGGGGTCATTTCGGCTCCCTTGCGCGGACAAGGATAGCGCGGGCGAAGTCGCGTAACTGTGGCATCAACTCCCCGTTATGAATGGTCGGGCGGCGAATCCAAAGATCGTCGATCTCGCTATCCGTCAACGCCTCGTCTGCGCCTTGCTCGCTGGCGCGCGGAAGTGGATCGGCATAGACAATTCGGCAGCGCACATCAGGCCGTTTTTCCATCCACGCAAAGGCGCGTAGATCGACGTCCATCCATACGTCTCCGTTATTTGGATCATCATCAGTTGCCATCGCCTGATAGATCGGTTCGGCTTGCGGAGCGGCGGATTGCTCGACGGTGGCGAGAAGGCCTTCCAATTCATCAACCTGATACCCCGCCCAGCCTGGTACCGATTTGATGGCGAGAATGGCGTACTTGATGGCTGATCGCTGCTTGTGCGTCAGTGTCACTGTGGCTTGCGTGGATGTGGCGCGGGCTTGCATCGAAGAAAGCACATACTCAATCGCATCCCGTGCATCACGGTGCGAATCCTTGAAAACCGTGCGCGCATCGTCAATAGCCGCTTCAAACGCCTCCCGCTCGTCGCTCACAGTCGCGGCAGGTTCGGCCACGGCGGCGAATAGTTCGCGCAGGAAGTCATTCAAGCCGCTTTCGTTGAGGCACCAGCCTTCGTCGTGAACCGGGCCGCCATGCTTGTTGAACAGACGCGTCACCGTCTCCTTGCTCGGCACAGTCGCGGCAGAGCGAGCGACTTTCGACATATCGCATCGAAATAGCTTTCGTCCATCTGGAACAGGTTCCAAGGCTGGCGTTCCAGATGTTCCAGTCGAGGCAGAGCGAGGGAGAGGGGCGGCGTACTCGGGGTGACGCGCGATAAATGCCGGGAGCGCAGCCTTGAACGTCTCGACGTACTGGTCGCGCTCTTGCCCCCAATTGAGGTCGCACTCGTCGGCGGTCTCCCACTCGTCGTGCTCGTCGGGCACCTCGTACGTGAAAAGACTCTCGATGCCCGACAGGCAATGCGAACGGCGCTGCATGTTTTCGAGGTTCGTCATGAGGATGCCGGGCGTGCGCGCCAATGCGCCCATGCCGACGAGGTCGTAGACGCGGTTGAGCGTCTCGGATTTCGCATCCGCGTCTGCCGTCGGCTCTGCACTGGTAGCAGCGAGAGCAGCCCCATTCGCACTCTGATCTGCACTGGTGGCGAGAGCGGCGAGCTTTTCTTCGATGCGATTCCAGACTGCTTTCGCTTCGTCACCAGGTTTGGCAATGATCCAGTCGAGCATCAGCGTCTGAATCATCATTGCGGAGTCGGGCAACGGATCGCGCATCTCGGCCGTTTCGGATCGGTTGAGCTCTTGGGTCATTTCCGAATCCATCCTTTGCCGGTCGAGGCGATCTTCCCCGCTTTGCGGAGAGCCTGAAGACGCGCATCGAGGAAGCGGAACGGCTGTTTGTAGGTAGATGTGGCCGCCTTCCGCTCATCGGAAAGGCGTACGCACTCATCGCCGACTGCGCCCATGATGATTTCGTTGAAGCCTCGCGCCTGCTCATCGAGTGCTTCAAGAATCATCACGTCGAGCTTTTCGTATTTTTTCATCTCGAATTCCTTTGAAATTTAACCTTTTTGAACATCACAGCCCGGTTAGCGTCGGCCGATGCCCACCATCGACCAGATCGCGGTCGCAACAATCCGGCTCGCGCTCTCCCGATCATCCGCCTTGCGCCGCGGTCGTGGCTTCCGGGGCTTGTCTTCGATGGGTTGATCGGTGCGCACGAAGTGCTGTGGCATGCTCCCGCGGCGATCGCAATGCGTCTTTCTCAGGAACCCGTCACGAGAAAGGTCGTTCACCGCCTCCTGAATCGTCCGTACGGCCTTCCCCGTCAGTTGGGAAAGCTCAGCACACGACATCGAGCCGTCTGTCTGTACGAGGTCGCAGATGCGGCGCTTCGTCGAATGCATAACTCCTCCTCGCAGAGACGTGATTGATGGCCCCGGCGAGGCTTTACGGGGTTCGGCCTCAGCTCCTGACGTTCGCCTGCACGTGGTCGATCGCTTGCTGGACGGTCATGATCTTCTCGGCTTCCTCATCCGGAATTTCAAGGTCGAATTCGTCTTCGATCGCCATCATGAGCTCAACCGCATCGAGCGAGTCAGCACCGAGGTCATTCGCGAAGGACGCTTCGTTTTTGACGTCCACCACTGCGATGCCGAACTGCTCTGAGACGATCCCCTTGACACGCTGTTCGATGTTTTCCATCGTCATTCCCGCTGAAAAGTTCAAAACACGGCCAGACTCATGCAGTCCGGCCGATGCTGTTCACAGAAGCGCCCGCGCCTGACGGATCAGCGCAATCAGCTCATATTTGGTCGTCTCAATCTCGTCGAAAATGAGATTTTCCAACCGCTCGAGCGGAGCATGGGCCCGGTGATCGTTGTACAGCGTGCCGCCGTCATCGATGCCACCACCACCATCGACACTGGCAGCAGAATCCGACGTATCCATCGACTGGGCGTCCGCACCTGCGGCATTGGCGTCGGGCGCCTGCAGTTCCCCCGCATCGGTGCCTTGCTCCTGCTCTTGCGCTGCGTCGCCGACGTCAGCCATCGTCGCGTCACCAGCGATGGAATCCATCACGGCGTCAGGAGCTTCCGACAAGGCCTGCGCATTTCCCACTGGATCCACGCCCGCTGGCTCGACGCCGGGCAGCGCGGCATCAGTTTGCTGCTCCTGATCCGTGGCGGGCTCGGTGCTCGCCGGCTCTGCGCCCGGACTATCCTCGACGGCGTAGAACCGCGCGAGCATGGTGTCGGGCAGCAGCGAGAGGATGGACGTTCGTTTCATGGTGTTCTCCAAGGTTGCATTTGGCCCTGACGGGCCGTGGTGTCAGGAACGCTATGCGGCATCCCCGAAAAAATCTGCGGCGTCTGTTGAGCCACGCCGGCGACGCTCGGGAAAGTGGTCATCCCACCAAGGCCCATCGCCGGCGAAGGTCAGCACACGCAGCTTGAAATCGGCATCTGGCTCGTCGTCTCGTTGAAAAACGAGGCGCTCTTCGCCCCACGCCTTGAGGCTCGGCCAAGTTTTCCACCATTCGGTCGGTGGCCCGGTTGCGGAAGCGCCGGCGAGCACGTCGTCGACGAATTTGTCGAGAAATGCGAGGTTGATCGGCCCCGGGTCGTTCTGCTCGGCGCGGCGCGCGGCAGCGAGTTTGTGTGCAGCACGGAGCTGCTCGACCTTCACGTCGCGCTCGATCCACGCCTGCAGTTGCTTTCGGTCTTTCACGCCTCCGAAGGCCTGCCGGCGGCCGCAACCTGCCTCCCAAAGCGAAAGAATGGCTGCGAGCTCGTCGACAGGCGGTGGGTCGTCGGGATCCGTCACGTCTGGATCCACCGGCGCATCCTGTGGCGCTGGGTCGGACGTTGTTTCGAAAAGCGGCGGCGACTCGGGCGGCGAGTTATCCACAGGCTCTCGTGCGCGCGCACGCGCGTCGCCGCCGCTAGGCGGTATATTCTCTTCTCCTCTCCTCTCTTCTAGGCGTTGCATTGCCGTTGCATGCGTTGCATCGCGTTGCATGTCGTTGCTTTGCGTCGCATCGCGTTTCCGTTTTTCGCGCAGACGCTGACTGCGCTCCGTACTGGAAAGCGCGCCAGTATTGGGATTTCCGGAATCTTCACGCTGTGGCTGGCGCTCTTCCCACTTCGCAATGCGGCCATCGGCAATCAATCTCTTGGCCTCCATCGCGGAAAGAATTGATCGGGCAACACCCTCCTCAAGGCCAAACAAAACGTCTATGTCATCGCAGTCGAACGATGCAACGTTGCCGCGCGTTGCATCTGCGTTGCATTTTGTTGCATTGCTGCCGCATTCGAGCAGCGCGGCCCACACAGCGATCACAGATGCAACTGGCTGACCACTCTTGCGGGCAACCCATTGAAATTTGGGATCGGTTACGGTGCCGTGCCACCAGCGCAACCAGTCCATGCCGCGCTGTTTAGCCATGCCATGTCTCCGCGAGAAATATCTCGGGCGGCTTGTTGCTCTTCCGGCGATTGCACGTTCGGCACGATGTCACGAGATTTGCATCATCGTTTGAACCACCGCGCGACACTGGCTCGATGTGATCGCATTCCAGCTCTCCACCCTTGGCACCACAGTATCGGCAGACATAGCCGTCGCGCGCGAAAATCCGGATGCGGGTTTCTTTCCATTCATCGATTGAAGGTCGGGGTGATTCATCCTCAGATGGGAACCAGCCGCGTGACTGCCATTTCGCGATCTCGCTTTCGCAGCGCTCGTGCACATATCCACGCTCGGTTTGTCGAAATTTGAATTTGAGCAGGTTAGCGACGATCCGCCGCTCCTCGTCTGTGGACGCACCAATGCTGTAACAGGCAGTATCGAGATCGAGCGCTATCGGCTGCTCGGTGTCGTAGTAGACGTCGAGAAGGTCGCGGTATATCCAGCGTTCCACACGGCTCATATTGACCGTTCCGGAGCGGAAATCGCCGATGTGGTGAGGGTAATAGTTCATCCGGTCTATTCAATTTGCCGTTTACCGGCAAACAGTATAAAATGTTGCCCATGATCCAAACGTTCCGATGCACCGACACTCAGATTCTCTTCGAAGGGCGCCGCGTTCCACGGTTTGCGAATATCCGGACAGTTGCCGAACGCAAGCTGGCATGGCTTCATGCTGCGGTGACGCTTGATGCGCTGCGCTCGCCGCCGGGTAACCGGCTCGAAGCGCTGAAAGGCGATCGTGTTGGCTACTACAGCATCAGGATCAACGACCAATGGCGCATCTGTTTCGGATGGACCGCCGACGGCCCGACGGACGTTGAAATCGTCGATTACCACTGAAAAGGAATGGATATGCTCAAGAACGGAATGCGCCCGGTCCACCCGGGCGAAGTTCTGCGCGAGGAATACCTCGCCCCGCTTGGCATGAGCGCGAACGCACTGGCGGGCGCGTTGCATGTCACCGCGGGCCGGATCAACGACATCGTGCGCGAACGACGCGGCATCACGCCCGACACCGCCATGCGGCTCGCGCGTTATTTCGGCGGCGACGCGCAGAGCTGGATGAATCTGCAGCTCATGTACGACATGAAGATTGCCGAACGCGATCTGGCTCGGAATATCAAACGTGAGATTGCACCACGCGAGCCGGCGCATGCCTGAAATCAGCGCGCGCCAAGACACGCGCCCGCATCCCGACGATTTGACCTTGCGAGATCTGATGCTGGCCGCGCGCGCTGCGGCGGGTCTCACGCAAGCGCTGATTGCCGCGCACATGGGCACGACAGAGGCATCTATTGCACGGCTCGAATGCGAACTGGCAAGCGGGGGGCGTTCGCCGTCGATCGACACTTTGCGCAAGTACGCCGCTGCATGTGGCAAGAAGCTCGTGATCTCGTTCGCATGATGACTGCTCATCATGGCCACCCCTGTCGGTGTGCCGACGCGAGCTGATCGCGAGCCCGAACAAGCGCCTCGATCACAGCGTCAAGCTGGTCAGGTTTAAGCTCGATGCCCGCTTTGCCGGCGTTGAGATCTCCGTATTCGTCGAAATACCAGCGACGCACGCTGACGCGCGGCTGCCCCTTATAGGTCGACAGATCGACGACGAGGCGCATGCCTGAATTTGTCTCCAGGCATAGAAGACGGGTTGAATCAGTCACGGAATCGCCCCTCTGTCGAGCGGCTCAAGAATGCAGAGATTGAGCGGTGTCAAAAGCAGCGCATCCCCCCTCGCCTCCGCGTCTTCGTAGGCGAACTGGTAGTGCTGCGCGATGCGCCGTCCACTCTTTGCGCGTTCGCCGCAGAAAATGACGACGCGCCCCGTTGGCGCACGAAAGCGCGCACCCACCCGCAGATCGCTGCGGGCCGCGCGTGTCTTGCCTGAAACCGCTGGCATGAGATCCTCCTAAGCGGTTGTCATCGACTCGGGCCGCATTCGCCCATCCCGGCGCGCATGCACTTGCAGAACATGCCGACTTCACCAAGCGTGCACACTGCATTCGCGTATTTCGCTGACATGTACACATAGTCGATCGCGCCTAGCAACGCGTCGAACTTGTCTAGCGTGATGCCAGCAGGCTGCTTCGCCACGATCTTCGACAGCATCGATTCATCCCATCCCGTCGCCACCAAAATCCTTTGCCTCTTGTCGGGGTCAGCAATCGCCTCCCGGATCGCAAGCTCAAGGCTCGGCCTGCGCATTAGCACAACTTCATTCATCGTTGTTCAACGCCATTCAGGCGCGTTCATAAAGTAAGGAATGCCATTGAACGGCGCAGTCCCTATGATTTGTTCTCGCCGACGATGCACTGCCGGCACTAACGTTATATGGCGGGGGTTCTAACCCAACGTAGAATCGATGGCTCTGACACCTATCAATCCTTTACTGGAGGAACCCCCATGGAAAACACAGAAGCTCACAACCTCAGACCGGGAGCCGCCCTCTCTCTCAAATCTGTAATACGGACCATCGTTGTAGCGATGCCTTTCATAGTGGGCATCCTGCTTTCTGGTTGCTCGCCGGATAGTGCTCTCAAAAGCAGCGCAGAGGATGCGGTAAAGAAAAAGCTGAATGACCCTGATTCGGCGAAGTTCGAAGATGTGTATGTCGTCAAGAAAATCGACAAGGGGCACACATACAGTGTCATCTGCGGTCGGGTGAATGCCAGAAATGCCCTCGGCGGATACATTGGGTTTAGCCGATTCATCGCCATACCGGGGACCAAGGCACCCATTGGCTATGTCAATATCGAAGACAGACGCGACAGATCGCCAACTATCGGCGACGACGGCAAGCCGGAAAAGACCACATTGTTCGAGCTTCTCTGGTGGAACATGCACTGTGTCGATGAGCAGCACGCCCCTACCCACATGGGCAAGTAGCAACTGCATAAGGACCCATGACGCCGCCGGACGTTGCTGCTGACGAATCGGCTGGCGCATCACGCAACCTCCCGCGCGGTCGGTTGGGGTGTCGGCGAGCTGGGTGTGTCGATTAGCTCCGGCCAGATCTCATGCCAGCGATCAGGTCGAAGATCGGCTTTTGATTTGACGATCCGCCCTGTCGCGATCGCCAGCTCGGCAACGCGCCCCGGATTAATGCCGGACGTTTTCCATGCCGTTACGGAGGGCGGCCTGATATCGAGAAGCCTCGCGACGGCCGTGGGCCCGCCCAATAGGCGGATGAGTTGAGTTGCGGTAGCCATGCCTCATGATAGCCATAACTAATACTTCAAGCAAGACACTTCTAACTCCATCACTGTTAGGCTACGCTAATGAGTTCCCTCGCAGACCGGCTGCGTCTCGCCATGGCGGGGCCACCAGAAATCAAACCCGCTGATTTGGCACGAGCCTGCGGTATCAGGCCGCCCTCAGTTAGCGCTTGGTTATCGGGAAAAACAAAGAATATTGAAGGAAGCAATTTACTGGCGGCAGCCGAACTTTTGCACGTTAATCCATGGTGGCTCGCGACCGGCCGAGGTTTGATGCGTGCCAAATATGAATTGGACCCCGGTGGCCCGGCAGCCCAGTCACCAGAGCCATTGTCGGATACCCAAATCGAGATATTGTCTTTGCTTGATGCGTTGACACCAAGTCAACGAGCAGAACTCATCGCCACGCTAAAGCGTCAAGCTGCGGAGAACGATCGCCTGCAGGAAGAACTGCTGAGCCGGAAGCTATCAGTGGTGCCCCCACGGCACGTACCGGAGTCTAAGGTAGGGAGGCCATTGGGGCGGCGGGAACATGTTTCACCAGACAAAAAGAACATCACGAAGTCTTAAGCCGCGCAAGCGGCTTTTTTAACAATCGACTAATAGTTTTTAACAATCACCGGACCAGTCCGAAAACTTCTATCACCGGACCAGATAACAGGAGGTTCAATGACAGCCGCAGGAGCAAAGCCGATCCGGGGCGACAATTCATCGATGCCCCCGCATAATGACGACATGAGTCTTTTCCGAGTCACCTATGACGGCCCCGCCCTCGCCACATCCGAGATGGATGCTCGCGAACTGGCACCTGCACTACTTGCCGTTGCCGATCTTCTGGAAGCTAGCACGCGCGCGTTGTTCGATGGTGCCGCGAAGCCTCAGGTCAACGTCCGGGGTTCGTTCCAGACCGGCAGCTTTAATATCGATTTCGTGCTCGCGACGAATCTGCTCACGCAGATCAAGAGCATGTTCGCGTCGGATGCGGCAACAGCTGCTGCCAATGCCATAGGCATACTTGGCGCCCTTGGTTTTGCCGCAAAAAAAGGGTTCACCGGCCTGATCCAATTCCTCAAATGGCAACGCGACCGGACCATCAAGCGCGTTGATGTACTGGACGACCGGGTATTCGTCACGCTTGAGGAAGATGACGAATCACTGGAGATCGAACTCGAAGTGCTGAGGCTTTTGCGCTCACTCGCCGTTCGCGAAGCGCTCGACCGGGTGCTGGCGCCACTAGACAAACCCGGCGTGGACGTCTTCGCCGTGAGCGAAGGCGATGGGGAGCCAGTCGTGACAGTAAGGCGCACCGAGAGGATGTGGTTTCGCGCCCCGGTCGCCGATGACGAATTGCTGCTCGACGATACGCGCAAGATGGCCTTCTCGATCGTGTCCCTGGCATTCAAGGAAGACAACAAGTGGCGCCTATATGATGGCGCCGCCACGATACACGCTACGATTGCGGACATGGGATTCCTGTCCCGCGTGGACCAGAACCTGATCAGCTTTACCAAAGGCGATATTCTGGTTTGCAACGTGCGCGTGCAACAATGGCAGGCCACTGCTGGCGCGCGCACCGAATACACCGTCGTGGAAGTGCTCGAGCACCGGCCTGCCGCCCGGCAAATTTCCCTCCCCGGCGTCTGATTTACCGTCATTGCCCTGCGCGCGAGGCTTCTTGTTTGGGCCTCCAAATTTCTAGGGCCACTTGCGTGCAAATCCAATCGGCATATTCGCCCGTCCATTCTCGTTCGATCTCGCGTTACCAGTAGTACGTGCCTGAATTGACTTTCCTCAGTCTTAAGGCAACGATTCAAATTCTTGGTTTATTCTGCCGCATAGCCAGCTACCCTCTCTCTGCCGCCGCGCAGGAGGTCGCATGCGCAGCGCAGTCGATCTTGTTGCTATCAAGCGAGAAGCTCGCCTCGCTCGCGATCTTGCGACCTTAGATGCCCTGCGCGCCGAACTCTTGGCCGGCACACTCACCGACGCCCTCGTAGTTACGCGCGATCCACTCAAGCGCCGCAGACTCATCTTGTTGGGCGAAATCGAAGGCGACGACGATGCCGCCATCGCCATTCTCGAGCGCGCGAAGCACGATCTCTGCGCCGACCAATCCGAGCAATAGCGATCACATAAAAAATTAGCTATTTCTATTGCAAATTGAAGTAGGCATGGCTAATATTCCATCCATCACCTCACCGATGGATGAACCATGCAACCCCACACCGTACCGCCGCGCCCGCCAGCCCGGCCCGCCGCCCCGCAGCAACCCGCAGCGATCCTTGCCCGCGTCCTGACGCATGTCGCTAACGGCATCGAAATCCAGCACGCCTATGACGCGGTGTTCGGCACCGGCGCATACGAAAAGCTGACTGCCGAACTTTATGGCGACCTGCGCGCCCGCAGTGCCGCTGACGCGGAGCGCGCGCACATCGCTCAAGTCGCCAAAGGAATGCTGGTCAACGTCGATAAGTGGTCGGGCTCCGATCCATCAGCGACAGAAGCGCATCCCGAGCCGCCTCATTTTTGCGAGACAGACCCTCAAGCAGCCGGTCAACGAACCCATCCGGAGACTGGGTTGCTTCGTTTCGAACTTCGCCTGAGCTGCTACCCCTCCGTAGAAGCTCGGCAATACGATGGAGATCGCGAGACACGTCCTGTTGCACCTGGTCTGGGAGAGACTTAATCAGCATGGCTACAACACCTTCCAGCGCCCTGATTTCATAGCGCAACGCTTCTTCTTGTTCTGAATTAACAGTCACTGGGTGATTCCTTGCAAAAGTGGGTTGATGAAAGCCGTTTTCGAGTTCGGCACTTTCATTATCTCGCAGGGAATCGCCCACCCATTTTGGGATGCGCCATGCACACCTTCCAGTACGTAGTAAAGATCGACGGCCAGCTGCACGAGGGCGTCGTACCCGCTGTCTCCTCGCGCGAAGTCGAAGCTCTGCTCGAGCCCGTCGGCGAGCTCGTCACGGTCTTCAAGCTGTTCGACGGCATCGTTCTCTAAGGAGCGCGGCCATGCACCCGACATTCAACCTACCGCGCACCGACGACGCCGTCCAGTTCCTCACAGAGCGTGCGCAGGCTGCGCACGACGATGCCCATGAGCACGCTGAGTCCCGTCAGGATCGGTTGGCACGGATCACCGCAGAATGCCTGAAACTCCGGCGCGAACGGCTTGATGGCGCCGATCTTGTCGCGGGCATGCCGCCCGATACCGAGAGCAACCGTGCACTGTTGCACGCCGCGGCGCTCGCCGGCGATGAAGCATTCGGTGCAGTGTGCTTTTCATTCATCGCCGACTACATGGCAGGCGAGGCAGCGATCGAGGCTGAGGAGATCGTGGCCCGTCTCGAAGGTGACGCGCGCGAAGACGATCGCGGGCCGCGTGTATATCGGATATGCGGGGAGGATCTGTGAAATACCTCGAAAAATTCCTGATCGTTCTTATCGCCGTGGTCGCTGTGCCCACGATGATCTTCCTTGTTGGACTGTTTTTCGTGATGACCATGCTGTTTCAGCATTCGAGGGAGTTCGTGGCTGGCTTCATCGGCATTGCGATCGCTATCGCGCTACTCGTCTCAACCGGCTACATGGTGGTAAAGCCATGACCGATCACGATTGGTGCGCAGACGATGCGGATCGCCTGCACCGTCTTGTGACCCGCATTTTCGGCGCCTGCTTCATCGGCAGCGCGATCGCCTTCGCAGCACTCGCTTTCTTTCGAGGTTGACTATGCTCCGCCCGTTTCTCATCAAAGTGAATTTGCATGCGCCGATCGTTGGCCTGTTCGTTTCGACCGCTGCTGCCTGGGACGCGTTCATCGACATGGCATCTTCCGAAGGTGAATCGCTCGGTGGGTTCAAGCTGTCAGTCAAGGCGCTGTAACGCGCCGCGCCTTTTCGCATCAATTTAAAGCTCACGAATAGGACTTCTAATGGGAAATGCCCTGACAACGCGCACTGAATTTGGTGCGCAGGAAACAACCGGCGCTATGGTCGAAACAGCATCGACTGCGATCGCCGCGCAGTCGAAGGCGATGGTCGAGGCGCGTTACATCATGGCAATGCGTCAGCCGCGCAATTGGGATCAGGTACGTCAGGACCTTATTGCGGAATGCAAACGGCCGGCGTTCGCGCACAATAAAAGCGCTTGGTATAAGAAGCCTATCGGAAAAGGCGTCGAGGGTCTGGGCATTCGTTTTGTCGAAGTCGCATTGCGTTGCATGAGAAACGTGCTCGTCGAGACAACCATGATCTTCGAGGACGAATCCAAGGAGATCCAGCGCGTCAGCGTGACAGATCTCGAATCGAACCTGACATATCCGCTCGACGTTCGCGTGTCCAAAACAGTGGAGCGCTCAAAGCCAATGGACGACGGCTCCTATATTTCAGTGCGCAAGAACAGCTATGGCAACCTGACCTATACGGTGCCTGCGAACGATGACGACTTGCTCAACAAGCGTGCCGCGCAGATCTCGAAGGCAATTCGTACGCTAGGGCTTCGCATCATTCCTGGGGACCTGCAGGACGAGGCCGAAGTGATCATCAAAGCCATACGCAAAGATGAAGCGGCACGCGACCCTGCTTCCGAGCGCAAACGAATCGCCGATGCATTCATGGATATTGGCGTCAAAGCGTCAGATCTGACCCACTACCTCGGACATACGCTCGATACCTGCTCGCCGGACGAACTGGTTGATCTGCGCGGCATCTACGGCGCCATCAAAGACGGTGAGGCGACTTGGAAGCAGGTCATGGAGAACAAGACCGAGCAATCCGGCGGCACTGAATCTGGCAACGAAAACCACTCGAATGGCACGCCTGCCAGCAATCGCCCTGCAGCCGCGACGTGCAGCGACGACGAGTTCAAGCAGAAGACCGCCGGCTGGCGCAAACAGATCGTCGACAAGAAGAAGACGCCCGACGAGCTGATCGCGATGATCGAGACTCGCCAGAAGCTCACCGAAGAACAGAAGCTGCAGATCGACGCATGGAGCCACGAGAATGACTGACCGGACAATGCACAACCTCGTGCAAGGCAGCGACGAGTGGATGGCGTTTCGCCTGACGCGCTTCGGCGCCAGCGAAGCGGCTGCGATGCTCGGGCTCTCGTCGAAAGTGAAGCGCACCGAGCTGTTGCACATGAAGCACACGGGCAACCCGAAAGAGTTCAGCGATTGGGTTCAGCAGAACATTCTTGACTACGGCCATGAAGTCGAAGCGCTCGCGCGGCCGATCGTCGAGGAAATGATCGGTGACGACCTGTATCCAGTCACCTATTCGGATGGCAACTTGTCCGCCTCGAGCGATGGCCTGACGATGGACGAGATAACCGCTTTCGAGCATAAGCAGTGGAACGATACGTTGGCTGCTTCGATCACCGACGGCGTGCTGCCCGAAGAACACACGCCGCAGGCTCAGCAGGTTTTGATGGTCACCGGGGCAGAACGCCTTATTTTCGCCTGCTCGGATGGCACGCGCGAGCGATTCGTCTGGATGGAAGTACTTCCTGATCCCGCATGGTTCGATCGTCTGCGCGCAGGCTGGGCCCAGTTCGAGAAAGATCTTGCCGACTATCAACCGCGCGAGATCGCCGAGAAGCCGCAGGCCGAGGCAATCATGCAGCTCCCGGCGCTGGCAGTGCAGATCCGCGGCGAAGTTATTACGAGCAACCTGCCCGCGTTCAAGTCGGCAGCCGAGCAGTTCATTGCCAACATTAAGATGGACCTCAAAACCGATGAGGACTTCGTTAATGCAGACGCGACGGTCAAGTTTTGTGAGGCGAAAGAGAAAGAAATCGCGATTGCGATGGATGCGGCGATCGCGCAGATGTCCAGTATTGACGAACTGATGCGCACCGGCAAGTACGTCAGCGAACAGTTGCGCAAGAAGCGTCTCGCGCTGAGCAGTCAGATCGAGCAGCGTAAGAAGCAAATCAAAGAAAGCGCCATCGCCGAGCGTCGACAAAAATACGCCGCCCACGTCGAAGCGCTGAACAACGCGCTGGGCGATGCGAGCATCGTAGTCGCGACTCCGGACTTCGCGGGCGCTATCAAAGGCCTGAAGACCATCGCTAGCGCCAACGATAAACTCGACACGGCGCTCGCCAACGGCAAGATCGACGCCGACGCAGCTGCCCGCGATCTGCGTACGAAGCTGGACTGGTATCAACCGCGCGCCAAGGCTCATGGGTTTCTGTTCAGCGACTTACAGCAACTGATCCAGAAGCCGGCCGAAGACTTCGAACTTGCCGTGACAACTCGCATTGAACAGCACAAGCGAGCCGAGGAAGAACGACGCGCGAGAGAAGCCGCCGCACAGACCTCTGCACCAGCACCCGAGCAGGTCAAAACGGGAGCCTTGCCCGCCGTCCAGAGCGCCCTCCCCATTGATACGCCTGCACCGATAGAGACCGGCGTGCGCTCGCGCCCGGCCGCCGGCGAAATCGTTGCCGTGCTCTCGAGGCACTACGGCGCAAACCCGCGCAATGTCCTGAACTGGCTTTGCACGACGGACTGGCGCGCGGTGCAATCGCAGGGCGAGCAGCACAATGCGCCGCTCCGGCCCTACGACGACATGCTTCGACAAATCCTGAAGTGCTCGGATGCGGAATCCCTTGACGAGCTCGAATACCAGGCGCGCGCCTATCCAGAGTCCCAGCGGATCAAGCTCATGCAAGCGTACGACGATCGTCGTGAAGTGCTATTGGGAGCCTGACATGCGCCACCACAGCACAAGCGAAATGATCCAGCAGCTCGTTGGCATGCTCGGCACAACCGATCTCAGCGATTGGGAGCAAGGCTTTGTAACCACACTTGTTCGCTATGTCGACGCCGGCAAGGTGACCGAGCTCACCGACAAGCAGGTCGAAGCGCTGGATCAGCTGTACTCGCGCTACTTCGCGTAACCACCTTCATCTATTTCCATCCACAGGAGCAGACATGCAAACCAACGCAAGCAACAACATCGTCATGAAGGAAGTCGAGTCGTCGCAGATTCACAGCATCGGCCACGATCCCGAGAAGAATATTTTGGCAGTTCGATTCAAGAACAAGGGCGGCGCGCCTAGTTCGCTGTATCAGTACAGTAATTTTCACGCAGACGAATTCGAGCAGTTCGCATCGGCGGAGTCGATTGGTTCGCACTTCCACAAGCACATCAAGCCGCTTCCGGAACTCTATCCATATGAGCGCATCACCATCGTCACGGAAGAGACCCTTCGCGCGCTGCAACGGCTCGATGCCTGCGACCTCCCTGAAGGTGATCGAGCGCTCCTCGCCCCCGCATTCGCGGCACTGCATGGCGCGAGTGTCATCGCATTGCCCGACGAATTGATTTCGCGCGTGCGTGAGCTCGCCGAGCAATTCCTGTCGGTCGAGTAATGAGGCCATGATGCCGGCGCGCATTCCTGCCTGTCAGATTTCCGTCAGCGAAGCCGAATTTCAGGCGGCGTTCGTCAGGCTCGGATGCAAAGGCTCGCCACAGGATGCGTCAGAAGCGGTGAAGCGCATCGTCATCGCAGCATGCAGAGCGGAAGTCGATCCGACGCCGCAGGCTCGCAAACAACAAATCGCAGCAGCACCGATGCCGCAGGCGCGCCCGTTGCCGGAACCCCGCGATGTTGAGCCTGACCGGAAGTGCCTGGCAGCGAACGATAAAGACTAACCCCGTTGTGGGCGGCTCGTACAGCGCCCATCTTTTTCGAATTCACGACCACTATGACGAACACCATCAGCGGTGAAGGCCGCATCATTTTCCCGCCATTGTCGATGCTCAGCATCTCGCCGCTGAACGCACGCAGAAACGATACGGCACCCGTCGACGAGCTCGCCGCACTGATCAAGTCGCAAACGCTGCTGCAGAATCTGATCGTCGTGCCGCAGCTCAAGGGCAAGAAACTGATCGGCTACGGCGTGGTCGGCGGCGGCCGCCGACTGCGCGCCCTACAGCTGCTCGCTGAGCGTGGCGATCTGGAGCACGACTATCCAGTGCCGTGCATCGAGACAGATGAAGCGCATGCTGAGGCGATGAGCGTCGCCGAGAACAGCGGCCGCTCGCCGATGCATCCGGCCGATGAATTCGAGGCATTCAAGCGCATGTCTGATGCCGGCGAGCCGGTCGAGGATATCGCCGCCGCGTTCGGCGTCGCACCGCTGATCGTGCGTCGACGTCTGCAACTCGCCAAGGTGTCGCCGAAGCTCGTCGAGCGGTACCGCGCCGGCGAAATGAATCTGGAACAGCTGCAGGCCTTTACGCTCACCGATTCCCACAAGCTGCAGGAGCAGGTCTGGGACGGCGCGCCACAGTACATGCGGCATGCACAAAACCTCCGCCAGGCCTTAACCAAGGGCGATATCGAAGCGTCCAGCGACCGCCGGGCAAAGTTCATCGGGCTCGATGCATACGAAGCAGCCGGCGGCCCGGTGCGCCGGGATCTGTTCGGCGGCACCGGGAGCGGATACATCGGCGATGTCGCGCTCCTGCAAAAGCTCACCTCTGAAAAGCTGGATGCTGCAGCCGAAGCGCTCCGCGCAGAAGGCTGGTCATTCGTCACAGTCCACGAGCAGATCGGCTGGAATGAAACGCAGGCATACGGCCGCAGCAAGCCGAAGACGCGTGAGCTGACCGCCGATGAGCAAGCGGAAATTGCACGGCTTGAGGCCGTCGGCCACGACTCCAGCGAAATGCTCAACGCCGATGAGGACGACCAACTCACCGACGGCGAAGCCGACGAGCTCAACCAGGCAATCTACCGCGCGAACGCGCAGATCGTGGAGATCCGGGCTCGCACGGAGACCTATTCCGACCGCCAGAAAAAGACCGCCGGCGTCGTGATGGGCATCTCGCACAACGGCACGCTCGAGATCCACCGCGGCATGATCAAGCCGGTCGACAAGAAGGCGGCAGCGAAGAAAGCCGCGATCGCGGCCGGCGAAGAACCGGAAATGAAAGGGCATAGTGAGGCGCTCGTGCGCAAGCTGACCGCGCACCGCACGGTTGCAATGCAGGCGCACCTCGCAGACTGCCCTCGCCTCGCGCTGGCCACGATCGTTTATGCGCTCCTGAGCCAGATTCTTTTCGCGGGTGGCCACTTCGGCGCCGGCGCCGTCCGGATCAACGCGCACCGGAGTGCCGGGTCGCTGATTGGCGCGGCCGACGACATGGAGACCAGCCGCGCGTGGCTTGAAATGGACGCGCGCCGCGAGGCGCTGATCGCCAGGCTACCAGAAAGCGCCGATGGTCTGCTCACCTGGCTGCACGAGCAATCGACCGACTTCCTGCTCGAGGTGCTGGCGTTCTGCACTGCGTCGTGCATCGACACGATCAGCGGCAGCGAAGAATCGCCCGTCGCGGATGTGTTACTCGCCGAGCTCGGTACCGACATGGCTGACTGGTGGTCGCCGACCGTCGAGAGCTACTTAGGCCAAGTTCCCAAGCCACGGATCATCGGTGCGCTGACCGACGTCGGAATCGATGAGTTCGCACTCAGGGATCTCGACAAGCTGAAGAAAATCGATCTCGCGAAGAAGGCCGAGGAACTGCTCGCCGGGTCGCACTGGCTGCCGGCATTCCTGCGCCCGAAAGAACCGCCCAAGCCTCCGGCGAAGAAGGCGAGATCCAGCAAGCGGGGGGGGGGCTAGTCGAAGCTGACGAGCCGGATCTGCCGATCGAGCGATGCGATCGCACGGTCGATATGTTCGACGACATGGTCGTGATTATTGACAGCACCGAACGCGATTAACCCGCTTTTTCCGCGACATCCTGAGAGAGACCATGAACAAAACCAGCCTGTTCCGGCTGAATCCAAAGAGCAAAAAGCTCTGCTCGTGCTGCGACGAAGTGGCAATCAAGAAACTTGAAATCCAGACATCGTGGTTTCGCGGCGATGATGATGTTTTCCTGCTTTGTCTGACGCATGTTTCCGCCGCCGAGCAGATGAAGTTTGAAGACATTTACTACGACCACGCGATGACGAAGGCGCGTCGCGCGAAAACCGCCCAAAGGACACCCCTTCTATGACCACTATCAACCAACCTGCGGGCGATGAAATGAGCGAGTCAACGCTAGAACTTGCGGCCGAGTTCGGCGTCCACTACAGCGACGATAACAGTTTCGAGTTCGACGCCGACGCACTTGTACGATTCGTCGACGTTCTGCGCGCGGAATTCGCACGCGAACAGCAAGCCGCTCTCGCCGCCGCCCCTCCACCTCGCTCTGCCGCGACTGTGAGCGACGAGCGGGAGGCGTTTGAAGCGGCTATTGACGATGCGCGCACGGTTTTCAAGGATTCGCACCGTGATGCACGGGATGCTATTGAGTATGTGCTTTCTTCGATGCAAGCCCGCGCCGCATCCACGCAAGCCACGGTGACACTGACGCACAAGCAGCGATCAGCCATCAAGTACGCCATTCTCGCCATCAAATCGGTACCAGGCTGGGCCGGCTATCAGGTCGATGAATTACAAGGCCTTCTCGCCACCGCCGAGCAATCCGCGTCCCCCCAAGATGTCGCGACTGTAGCGGCGACAAATGAGCAAGCGCTGCTGGCCGCTGCAGCGTGGGCAAATTCCGACACGCCTATCAGTGAGGCGTTGGCCTATCGAGACGGCTTCAAAGCGGGAGGCGCCTTTCCGCGCGCCAGCGACGCAGCACTGAGCAAAGCGCGGTCCGAGCTGCACGCGATTGCCAAAACTTACGACGATGGCGAGCTGCGGACTCGCACGCTGGAGGCGTACGAAGCAACGTTCGACGCCGCGGCTTCCCTGCCAGCCGCAGACGATCGACCCAATCCAAATGATATTCAGGGCTGGTCAGTCACGGTCAACGTCAATGCTTGCGACATTCTCACGATCGGCCATAACAGCCTGATCGGCATCGACAACATCGAAGACCTTGCGCCTGTCGTCCGGACGTGCGCAGCGCATCTGCTTTCGTTCGTCGGCGCCGGTGCCGATCACGTCGGCAATTCGGTTGCATTGGCTGCCGACGCGAAACGCGGTACTGGTGCGCAGATCCTGTTCGAACGCCAGCTCACATGCGAGGCGATCACTGGCGCGATGGCATTCGGCTACATGGACAAGAATCCGCCGCCGAGTGATGACGAATGGCTTATGCCTTTCTGGAGGATAGGCCGGAGGGAGGCAGAGCTCGAAGCCGCAGCCGCAGCCGCAGCCGCAGCCGCAGCCGTGGGTAATTCTGCGGCACAAGGCAATTGCGTGCCGCCCCTCAGTCCCGCACGCATCTCGGAACTGTGGGATAGCATGCCCGGTGGTGGTGATAGGTTCATGAAGGAATGGGGCTATCAACAGTTCGCGCAGGTTGTTGAGCGTGAAGTGCGCGACTCCATACTCACCGTTCCTCTTCCGCACGCCAGCGATGCGTCGACCGTGCGTACCGAAAACTTCGGACTTTCCGCAATGCAGCTGTCGGCGCTGCGCGACGCTGGCCTCAAACCAGAGGAGATAGCCGGTGAGCCCGACGTGCAGCAAGAGCGCGTTCGCGAACTGCTTCACTGGTTCGCGCGGTTTATCCACGGCAGCGCCAATGGTAGGTGGGCAGTCTCGCATGCATTCGAACTGGCCTATTACATCGCGTCGAACGGTGTCAACCGCACCATCGACATGCAAGCCAGCCTGCAGGCTGCGTATATGGAAGGCGTCAACATCACGGAGAACGACCGAGGCATTCTGGAGCGGATCGGCGCCGTACAACCGCGCGCCAGCGCCGAGAGGTGAATGATGAGCCAGTTCGATCTGTTTAGCGGCTTCATTGAGGATTCGCCCGCGCCGGAGAGTCGACCATGACCCCTGTTGCATTCGCGCGCCGGGATGCCTATACTCCGCTTCAGGTGCGTAGAAACACCTCGAAGAGCGGAATGTCACCCCGAAAGTCAGTGGCATTTTTTACGTCTATTGGTTTTGCTCCAATGGGCGGGATGGAACGGAAATACAAGACCCGTAAGGGGAATACCGTTCGCCGTCTCTTTGCGGTTTCTAACATCCTGCCCACCCTGCGTAGAAACGGGGCCCTAGTCTCAAAGAGGAGCAAAACCATGTCGGCATCAGCCCGAGGCGCGCTCGCGCCTGTTGAGTCACCCTTTTCCTTCGAATTCGAGTCGTATCCGATGCGCGTCATCGTGATCGACGGCGAGCCGTGGTTTGTCGCTGCCGATCTGTGCCATGTACTGAAGATTGCCAATAGTCGGGATGCGCTACTCAAGTTGGATGATGATGAAAAGGGTGTCGGTTTAACCGACACCCTTGGTGGCCAGCAGAACGTCGCCATTGTCAGCGAATCCGGCATGTACACGCTGGTCCTGCGCTGCCGCGACGCTGTCAAGCCCGGCACGCTGCCCCACCGCTTCCGCAAGTGGGTCACCGCCGAAGTCCTGCCGCAGATCCGCAAGACCGGGCAATACGGCAGCGATCCCCTCAAGCTTCTCCAGAACGGCCGCTGGCTCCTGTCGTTTGATGATGACGGCCGCGCCCGACTTTCGCCCGTCGCAGAGGATGCCTTCGTGACGTCGCCCGAGCACATCATGCAGTTGCTCGCCAAGCGCGGCTACATCCTCGCGAAGCCGGCCGACAAATCTGCCTTTGGGGGTCTGCAATGACTTCTTTCAGAGATCTGCTTCCCAACCAGCAATACGCGCTGCTCGAATGCGCGCGCTTCCGGCCAGGCACATACGTCTATAAGCCTAAGACGATGGAAAAGCTCTGCGGCTTGGGGCTGACCTATCAGGCGCAAGGCAATTCATTTTGCCTGACGCAGGATGGCGAAGAACTGGTTCGCGCGATGAAAGACGGTAACAGGAAATGAGCGAGAACAGCAAAATCGAGTGGACCGATCACACGTTTAATCCATGGATTGGATGCGCGAAGGTATCGCCGGGTTGCGACCACTGCTATGCGGAAGTCAGCACGCCGTCGCGCGTCCAGAAGGTCACGTGGGGACCGGGCGAACAGCGGCGCCGCACGTCAGTGGAAAACTGGAAGCAGCCGCAGCGGTGGAACGCGCGACACGCAGAGTTCTTCGCGCATCACGGTCGCCGGCAACGCGTGTTCTGCGCATCGCTCGCGGACGTGTTCGACAACGCCGTCGATCCGGCGTGGCGCGCCGACCTCTTCGAGCTGATTGCCGGCACGCCGAATCTCGATTGGCTGCTGCTGACGAAGCGCATCGGCAATGCTGGAGAGATGATCGTCGATGCGCTGCTGCAGAGGAAAGGCTTGAAGTCTCACGCTCCCTGGCCGTGGCCGAATGTCTGGCTCGGCGCGACGATCGTCAATCAGGAAGAGGCCGACCGGGATATCCCGAAGTTGTTTGCGGTGCCAGCGAGCGTGCGCTTTCTGAGCATGGAGCCACTGCTTGGCCCCGTCGATCTGGCACAGGCGGGAGCCCTATGGTCCGACATGAACAACAATATCATCTACGCTCCAGCACGCAATCTGCGAGGTATCGACTGGTTGATCGCCGGCGGCGAGAGCGGACCCGACGCGCGGCCCATGCATCCGGAGTGGGCTCGCTCGCTGCGCGACCAATGCGCGGCGGCCGGCGTGCCGTTCTTGTTTAAGCAATGGGGAGAATGGTTGCCGGTTGAAACGGACGAAGATAGCTACGCCACAGCAGACGATGGGTCGAAGCGTGAATTGGACGGCCGTTTCCGCATGACTGAACTCGGCGAGCAGCGGTTCTTCCGCACTGGGAAGAAAACCGCGGGCCGCCTTCTTGACGGCCGCACGCACGACGAATTTCCGGAGGCGCGATGAAGGCTCTCTCCATCCGCCAACCCTGGTGCTGGTTGATTCTCCGCCCGGACCTTGCCGGTCCCGCGCGCGCCGCCGCGATCGCTGCCGGCATCCTGAAGGAAATCGAAAATCGCAGTTGGCCGACGAAGGTACGCGGTCGCGTGCTGATTCACGCGTCCAAGGGCATGACGCGCGCGGAGTACGAAGCAGCGCAGGATCCGCTGTGGCCAGTCGGCGGCCCGTCGATCGAACTGCCACCGTTCGACCAGTTGCAGCGCGGCGGAATCGTCGGTGTCGTGACGATCGATGAATGTATCCACCCCGCTGATCGCACGTCGCGCTGGCACGTCGACGGCGCTTTCGGTTTCCATCTGGTCGACGCGAAGCCGCTTCCGTTCGTGGAATGCAAGGGCGCGCTCGACTTCTTCGACGTGCCGGTGGATGTTGCAACACAGCTGAGACAGATGCATGACATGGGGGTGATCCTGTGACCAATCCGGATCTTCTCGACTACATCGCGAGGCAGGGATACTCCCACGTGCGCGAACTGCCCGACGGAACGATCGTGGGGTTGTGCAGGCTGCTGTTCACCACGGGCCTCTGCATTGATCTCGACATCGAGGGATGGGGGCGCCGCTACTGCTTCGAGCGCCGAGAGGATGCGCTGCGCGAGCTCGAAAAGCTGCGCAGCGGAGATGACGTGCCGACCGACTTCGTCGGGCAAAGGACGCGCTGATGCCCTGCACGCCCTTCCGCATGCCCGACGGCACGCGCGGCATCATCTGCAGCCGAGGCCGCCGACGCGCGCCGCCTGCATGCAGCGCCGACTGCTGCCGCAACGAAAGCAGCTTCCAGTGCGATTACCCGGTCGGCGCCAAGAAAACATGCGACCGGCATCTGTGCGGCACGCATGTGCACGAGGTCGCGCCCAACCTTCACTACTGCCCGGAGTGCTTCGCCCGCTTCCAGCGCGAGGGCGGCCGCCTACAGACGGATTTCGATTTCGAGGAGCAACCGTGAAGATCAAACTAGGTGATTGGCTTGCACGCGAATTTCAACCGCCACCGGCTATACGTACAGCCCGCCGCTGGATCAAGGCGGGAAAAATCTATCCGCCTGCTGTGAAGATCGGGATTTCATATTACGTTGAAGAGGGCGCAATATTTCAAGGCGCCATCGCCCGTCCGCGTCTTGCAGAACGGATTCCGAAATAACCATGGCGGCCCGCCCTCGCATGCGCATACGCGCAAACTGGCCAGAACACCTCCGCGAACCGCGGCCCGGCTATTACATCTGGGTCGATCCGCGCGATGGCAAGGCACACATTCTCGGACGTATGCCACTGGCCCAGGCGATCTATGAAGCTCAGGAGGCAAATCTCATTGTCGAGAAAGGCGCGCTCACCCGTTCCCTGGCTGATCGCGTATCGAGGGGCACTAATACGGTGGCAGACCTGATCGCGAAAATGCCAACACAGGGCCTGAAAAAGAGCACGCTGAACACGCGTGGCTATCACGATAAAGCAATCATCAACGCGATCGGCCACATCGAATGTGCGGCGCTGACCACGAAACATATTGCGGACATGCTTGAGGCAATCACTGCCGCTGGAAAAATGCGTACAGCTAAAGCGGTCCGCGACAGGATGCTGGCGATTTGTACGAAAGGCGCAGCCCTCGGATGGATGACCAGCAATCCCGCCACGATCACTGAAAAACCGAAAATCAAGGTGACGCGCCGCCGGCTGACACTCGATGAATTCAATGCCATTTTCGCGAAGGCGCCGGAGGTCGCTGACTGGCTTCAGAATGCGATGCTGCTGGCACTGGTATCCGGTCAGGACCGATCGACCATCGGTCGCTGGGAACGCTCGTTCAACAGGGACGGCGTCGCCAACGTGCAGCGTTCGAAGACCAGCGTGCGCATCGAGATCCCGCTCGAGCTGCGCATGAACGCGGTCAACATGTCGCTGAACGATGTCATCGCGCGTTGCCGGTCAACCGGCGTGGTCAGCAAATATCTGATCCACCACATCCGCAATCAGGGGCGCGCCGTACGTGGCTCGCACGTGAAGCTCGGCAGCATATCCAACGCCTTCGCAGATGCTCGCACGCTGGCCGGCATCATCGGCGACGATGCGCCCACGTTCCATGAAATCCGGAGCCTGTGCAAGCGCCTATACATCGAGCAAGGTGGCATCGACACCAAGGCGCTGCTCGGCCATATGACCGATGCGATGGCCGACCTGTACGCAAACAATCGCGGTCTGGCACCGATCAAAGTCCGAATCAGCGGCGCGTGA